TACTCCGCAAATTCACCATCGTTAAGGTTGGAGCTTACAAACTCATCCTTAACGAGGACCATCAACTGATAAGACTGTGTAATGTCAAGTCTTGCTGCATTCATTTTTAACTCCTAAGTTTTGCTTCTTTCCGGCCATTCTTTTGGGCGCGGATACCATTTAATCTTGTCTTGCGCCGGGTCGCGCTTTGCACTGTAGTACCTAACATCAATCTCTTTGTCTGTGTCTATGCAAGGCCAACTCCAAAACTCCCCATCCCACCATCGCAGAGTGTGTTCTCCAGTAGGCCACCATCCAATACTAGGTGGCCTACCAGCTTTTCCTTTGCCAATAATCATTGCGCAGCATGCCAAATGACATAAGCAAAGATACAAACAATTGAAACGGCACCAATCCAATAGTAGTTTTTATGCTCTGTGTTATAAAATTTTTTCTTCACAGGCTCAGGCTTTGGCAGATATAAACTTGCAATTCCCACCGCCTTTGACGACTTACGCTTAGGCTTTTCAAGCACCTTTGACGTGGTGTTAGCAATCTCTGCTTTAACCCTACGGCGAATCATGTTTACATATTGCGGTTGACTATCAGTCATTTCTGCAATAAGTGCTGCGCTGCGGTTGATGTCTTTGGCAAGCTCTGATCGGATCATATCAATCTTTTTCATTTCTTTGCTCGATTTTTGATGTTTTTTGTAGAACGAATCTCCCTGCGTTGTTCAGGGCTTGGCAATGATTTCATTTTTTAGCTCTTTGATAATTAAATCTGCAACAGATTCGCCATTCGGAAACCGCATCTGCGCTGCTTTATTCTTGTTTACAGAATCAATGGCCCGCTGAATGCCCTCATCAAATCCTGCTGTGTAAGGTTCATTGCCAGACAGCCGTGCGTTAATTGCTTCTCGCGCAACCCTTGTCATTGGAATCTTATTAGCCAATGCAAACTTCTTTAGCTCATCGTATGACTCTGGCTCAATATAAGCTAGGAAGGACTTTAGTTTAGAATGGGTCATTTTGACTTTCTTTGTATTCTGCAAATAGGGTATCAAACAAATCCTGAGCTTTCTTATTACCGTTAAGCTCAGACCTAGAAGAAATCCTACAGTATTTATACAGAGCTTCTACTGCAGTATCCTCACTAAGAACACCGAGGAATCCATGAAACTCTTTGTCTTTGCAGAGAGTTGCTGCCCTCATTACCCGGTCGTTGTAAACAACCGGCGTCTCGTCGTCATTTATACGAACTAAAGCGCAGCCATACCGGGCACCAACAAAGTCGCGGATAAGTGCTTCCGGGATTTCATCGGGGTGAATCTTTAGCGTCAAGACAAAACCTGTGCGGTCTTGCTTGAGCGCCACCTTGAGGCATTCAAAGTTCATTGGCATATAACTTTATTTGAATTTGCCGAAGAATCGCTTTACTAAAATGTTTAGCATGCAACCAACAATTAAGCCAAACACAAAAATTAAAGCTGCTGCTAAGTCTCCCATCATTGGAATTTCTCCAATTTATCAAGATTGGCGCACTTGCCGTCTTCGGCTTTGTATGCTTTGGTCTGAAACTCTGCATCTTGCATGCAGCCATTGATGCCTTTGCCAACACCATTTGTTTGGCACTTAATTTTGATGGACCTGCCGTTTTCAAACTGCAGATCACCTGAAGCCCAACCATCGCCGTATCGGCATTCCGCAGTGATACTTGAATCAGACTGCATCAAAATGCGCGTTGGCTTGGAGTTCCATTGTGGATGGACAGAACCTTCGGGCCAAGCTTGAGGCAAGTAACTATTTGCATTTTTCTGAGCATTTAGGCGAGAGATAGTCATGTTTGTGTCTACGATGTCTTGCGAAGCAAGCTTAGAGCTACATGCAGAAACAGAAAATACCAAAACAATAACAATAAAGTTTTTCATTTTTATATCCAAGTTTTAATTAAAACGGAACATCGTCTTGTTGGTCTTGCTTAGTAACTGTGCCTTCAGGAACGTATCTATTCACCGAGACAGACAAGTAAACCGCTCCTGACTTGCTAGTCTTCTTCCAGCCACTGAGCTTGAAGACATGTAAACCATTGACCACCTGCACATTGGTCAAGTCTTTGGGATCAATCGCAATCTCACCCCAGTAGTCGGGAGACTTCTGAGTCTTCTTGGTTGCGTTTGCCATCAGTCGGCCAGAGTCGGCCTGTTGTTCAAAATCTGCCATCATTACTCTCCAATTGCGGCCTTAGCAGCCTTAAAAGAATCAAGAACCGTTGCATACAACCCGGGATGCGACACCTTCAGTTCATCTAGCTGCGCTTTGTTGGCAATCCAGAATGAATTCAGTCCGCTTGCTGTCTTTGAAAAAAGAGTGTACTCGATCATGCTCTTAGCAAACAACTCAATATCAGCATCGCTCTTAGGGGCTTTTGTTGCTTTTTCGTCAACTTTTCGCTCTTCTTTTTTGTCTTCCTTCTTGTCTTCCTTCTTGTCATCTTCTTCCGGCAGGTCTTCTCCGGCATAGATGTAAAGGCCAAGACCATGTAGGGCCAAAGCCTTGGTCATGCAACGCATGATTGCGGAGTTGACATTGAAGGCATCAACCCTCTCTGTCTTATCCTTACCAAACTTGTCTTTGAACGTCCGTCCTATCAGTGGGATGGGTTCATTCTTTGAGTTCATCACCGGAAGCATACAAGTCATGGGTTTACCAAACATGGTGACCCGCACCCACACCATCGCAGTTCCGTTTACATCCATGTAGCACTGCGTTTGCCCGTCAACTTCATAGGACTCAACGTGGAACGTTGCTGTAGGGTCAGCCTTCAAAGCCTCGGCCCAGGCCCAGGCCCATGAAAGATAGCTTAGGCCATTCTTCTTCTCAACGTGATCATTTACATTGAGCTTCAAAAGATCATTGGCATTCACTTCGACTTCTCCAGTTCAAGCTGCGCCAGTTCTGCGCGCTTATCCAGCCAGTCTGCAACTTCAATAAAAGCTGCAGCAAATTCTCGCAAATCGCAACTTGTGTAAGTTGTAGCTACAGCGCTAATAACGCCGGGTTCTTGAAGCTCTTCGTCATATGTAAACCCATCAACTTCTCTGCGAAGAGGGTTGTATGATGGGTGAAAACCACCGATATGCTTTATTAACAAACCGGAAGCCATACTAAAATCTGCAAGTAGTTTTTTCACTTTGACTCCTGATATTGAGTACACCACTCTGCGACACCGCAGTAATTACCTGTGCATCGCTTAGGCTCTGCAAGGCGCGTTTCAACATAACCTTTTTCTTTGATTGCCAACTCCTCTGCTGCTTCTTTAGATGTAAACAACTTGATGGCCGTCTTCCTACCTTCTCGCTTAACAGCAAAGACAGGTTCAGACATCCATCGCTCTTGGTCTGTGCAGTCGTCTAAAGGCTCTCCAAGCTCATGTTTTGCCTTGGCTGCACTGTGGAGGGCAATGCGTTGTTCTACGTGAGCCTGAGCCTTTCCAGCGGTCCACATGGGGATACTAAGCATGTGGATCGGGGCTTCTGGATAACCTTCTTTGTTGCTGTGCTTGTCAAAGTCCCGGATCAAAGCGCAGATGTAAAGCGCAGTGACTTTCTCTTTCTTAGCTACCTCGACCAGCCATTTGTAAATGTTAAGCTGCTCTTCCCACTCAGCTTTGTTCTGCATCACTGCCCAGCCACTTGTCAACTTGTAGTCGGTGATGATGATCCCTTGAGGGGTGACTTCCTGGAGGTCGATCTGCCCGCTGATGGTTGCACCATTTACAACAGTGAACAAGCGTTCTTCGGTGATATGGTTCTCGGTCTGTCCGCGTTCCATCACTACATGTAGGGCAGAGCCTAGAAGCTGCCACAGCATGTCTGAGACGTCGGTAGTGATTTGCTCGTTGTACTGCTCCCTTAGCCTCCTGATCTTGGGTGGCCCCATGATCTCTGTTACAGAATACTGCGCAGCACCCTTGCTGTAGTATTCAGTGGTTGCCAACGTCATCAGCGTAGCTGGTGCGTTGTGCTTGTTGGTCACCTTCATAAGAACTCCTTCGATGAGCCTAGACGATAGCACACGCAATGATGGCGCGCAAGCACTATCGCAAACAATTTTTGATGAGCCGGCCAGCAAGGCGAACAGTCGTCGTGTGGTGCGGTACGGCGGGATGTCAAGACTGATCAAGTCAGAGAAGGCGTTGACCTACTCTGAGTCATTTAAACGACAGTGCAAGCGATGTAGCCCGTTGTTGAGTTGTGATGTACGGGTGACCTTGCACATCTACTATGCGAGTAGACGCCCTGACCTAGATGAGTCTTTGATTCTTGATCTACTTCAAGACGTTGTTTACATCAACGACAGGCAGGTAAAGGAGAAGCACATCTACTGGCATCTTGATCCTGTGTCGCCCAGGACGGACATCCTGATCGAGCCTATGGAAGATGTGGCGCCCAAAAAAAGGCCCCCACCAAGCGTAAGCAAGGTGAGGGCTAAGACCCGGGGAGACAGAGCCTGCGACCCGGAGCCGGGGGAGTAGCCGGCACGGCTAGTGTAGCAAAGACAATTAAATGTATCAAGACCTGTGTTTAAACATATGGCTCACATCATGGGCTTTGTTGCCAACATACAACACACAAAGGGGCTTGCACTTTGCGCGCAGCCTGCTACAGTGCGACCCCAGGGGGACACCCCTCGGACTCCATCCGATAGCAAGTGCGAACCCGGCAGCGTGGAAGAACAGGGTACACGGTAGCCGAAAGGCAAGGGCAACTACCCTACAATCCGTGGGGCTGGACTTATCTGCAAGCCCAGGGGCTAGGAGACTAGCATGCAGATGCCGCAAGGCGGTGGCACCTTCCCCCGATCCCCTTCAATGGGGAAGGGGGGCCTTTAGGTGGTCAATATCAATAATAAGAATCTACAGGGGTTTCTGTACATCATTAACAGGATTTGTTATGAAAGACCCAGCAGACAAGGTAACATTTGAGATTCCATTTGAGGAATTGCTATGCCCAGAGATTACAAAACCGAATACGCAACTCAACTCGCCAGAGGAGAGCATGAAGACCGCATGGAGCGACAGCGGGCTAGACGAAAGCTCGATGCCAAAGGAGTTGATCGAACTGGTAAAGATGTTGCGCACGTAAAAGCCCTATCCAAAGGAGGGCTTAATAAAGACGGGGTACGGCTGGAGAAGCCGTCAAAAAACCGATCATTCCCTAGAAAATCAGATGGGTCTATGAAATGACACCTGAGTTCATTGAGCAATTTGACTTCAATGAATCAACGAGAGTAGCCTGCCCCGCATGCTCGGGAGACAGAAAAAACAGCAGGGCAAAAGACATGACGCTCACCCGCAAGGGTGACGGGGCAGTTCTTTACTACTGTCACCACTGTCAAGAGACAGGCGCTATACAACCAAAGACCAAACGGGAGTTTAAATTGGCAGCTATAGTGACTAAAGAAATTATCAGTAATAAGTTAGAAGAAAAACATTATGCTTATTTACTTACAAGGGGTATAACTAAAGAAACCGCAGACAAAATGCAGTTATTTGCTGCGGATAAATTCTTTAGTCGCCTAAACAAAACCGCAGATGCAATTGGTTTTCCTTATTTCAGGAACGGGGCGTTAGTATCTGCCAAATATAGATCGTTCCCTGAAAAGGATTTTACACAAGACGCCGGGGGTGCGCATGACTTCTTTGGTATTGACCTTGTAGAAAAAGGCAAGCCAATCATCATTGTCGAAGGTGAGATTGATTGCCTGACATTGATTGAGTCTGGAGTTTTAAATGCAGTTAGTGTGCCTTCCGGGGCGCCAATCAAAGTCGCAGATGGAAAGGTACTGCCGTCTGAGGATAAAAAGTTTGCTTATGTATGGAATGCGCGGGAGATACTGGACGCAGCACCGTATGTAGTATTAGCAACAGACCAGGATGGTCCCGGCCAAGCGTTAGCCGAAGAACTGGCACGCAGAATTGGCAAAGAGAAATGCAGGATTGCAAAGTTCTCTAGTAAAGACCTGAATGAAGTCTTCCTTGACCCATCACGGAATGACCCATCACGGACGGGGAGGGTCAGGGTTAATGAAATTATTGATGCTGCCGCGCCGTATCCAATCGCCGGCCTGACCATCGCAGCCTCGTATGAAGACAGGCTGAATGATTTATACGCCAAAGGAACAGGCAAGGGATTCTCGACTGGATATTCCTCGGTTGACCAGATTTACACAGTTGCACCTGGGCAGCTTACGGTCGTGACGGGTTATCCGTCATCGGGCAAAAGTAATTTCGTTGATCAAATGATGGTAAACATTGCCAGGAAAGATGACTGGAAGTTTGCGGTTTGTAGCTTTGAGAATCAACCCGAGATTCATATATCCCGGCTGATGGAGATTTACACGGGTAAACGGTTCTTTGAGGGTAAGGACCGCATGTCTCATTCAGAAAAGTCTGCTGCGCTTGACTGGGTGAATGACCACTTCCTATTCATCGACTCAAACGGAGAGGAACCATCGACCCTAGACTCAATCCTTGACAGAGCAAGGGTCGGTGTAAAGCGTATGGGAATCCGGGGTTTGGTGATTGACCCTTATAACTATCTTGAGCTTCCCCGGGACAACACTACAGAAACAGAAGCAATCAGTAACATGCTGACCAGAATTCAAAAGTTCTGTAAGGCGTTCGATGTCCACACATTTTTCGTTGCTCACCCTAGTAAGGTCAATCGTTCAGGCGTCGATCAACCCAGGCCGGATGGAATGAGCATTAGCGGGTGTTATTCGTCAGATACGGAAGTCTTGACGATGAGGGGATGGGTCAACCACTCTCAAGTATCCTACGAAGATAGGGTTGCCGTCTTCAATCCAGATACCCAGGATGTTTTTTATGAACTGCCGGAGCATATCCATGAATACGACCATGACGGACCAATGCATCACTGGTCTGGTAATGGAACCGACTTCCTGATAACTCCAAACCACAGAATGTTGGTTAAGCCTGCATTTAGCCGGAAGAAGACTAAGGGGTCAAAAAAGACGGGCCGTCCATGCACTTGGAGTAAAGGATTTAATTTTTGCAATAGCGAGGATGTAACCACATCACGCTGGTCTATTCCAATGGTCGGCAATCCAGTCCAAGCCTCGTCGCCTACTAATTTAAACTTTGATCACGGCTATGCGCTCCACCCGTTCTGGTGGTACGTTGGTTTTTGGATAGCGGAGGGGCATGTGTCTATGGGCGCACTGTCAGTTTGCCAAGTAGATGAGAACTCTAGTCTGCCAAGGGAAGTTGTAAGCGCTCTTGGCGTCAAATCCTCTTGCGTTGTTCGTAAATCAGCACGCGAATACGAAAAGCCAATGTGGGTTAACAGGATGTTTAAGCGATCTAACCCTGAGCTTCAGAAATTTGTTATTGAAAACTGTGGTGAAGGCTGCGCCAATAAGCGGCTTCCAAATCTGATATGGTCATCTTCCATTGAAGCAAAGAAGGCGTTGCTTGACGGGATGATTTTTGGGGACGGAAGCGTACAAGAATCAGGGTATACGACTTATCACACTGCCAGCAAGCAGCTTGCAGACGATGTGCAGAGGCTATGTATTGAGCTTGGTATGTGGGCGCACATTTCATCCTACGCTGGGGCGCTGTCTCATCATTACGACCGTTATATCGTAATGATCAGAAATGAAAAAGAAAGAACGGTTGAACCCGCCCGAAATATGGTTGTTGTACCTTACGCAGGTAAGGTGTATTGCTTGACTGTATCGACAGGCGCATACATCACGCGGAGGAATGGCAAGGTTGTTGTATCTGGTAATTCAATGGCATGGTGGGCCAAAACAGACTGCGGTATTACCGTCCACCGGGCAGACAAGATGGTAGAGATTGCAGTCTGGAAGTGCAGATATAGATGGGTTGGCACCCAGGGCGAGACGGCTTTGCTATATAACAAAACCGCAGGAACGTATTCTGAATTAGTGGATAAGTTTTAAAACAACAAAGGGGCCTAAGCCCCTTTTTTAATCTGTGTATGGTGTTGATTTGACAAGCGCCATATAGGTGTCAATGTCCTTCATCGCTTTAAGTGCGGCCTTGTTTCGGCGCCGGATGGCACGGTTTACGGCAGTGTGAATGTACTGCCCCCAGTGGCTTGCTCCGCCTCGACGGCATGAAGTGCAACCGCAGGACGGGTGCTCGTTTCTCTTGGTGTTTGTATTCATATTACCATTCATCATAGACTGTAAACAAAACAGCGAGTACCAACAACAACCCAATACATAAAATCATTGTTTGTCTCTGGATTCTTGCACCATCGGCGCGGCAACATATTTAAACTGTTGCTTGGCCTTTTGAAGTGCGGTAATCGGGTCAGGGGCCTGGACGGTCCCCACCTTTTTGAAGTCATTATCAAATACATCAAACAACATATTATCTCCTAGCTCTAAACATTGCGGATTGAATGTCGGGGTAATGCCCGCACAATCGGGGTATTCTATCTTTATCCATTCTATATACTGACCATCTCCCCATAAAAGATATGTAAACCTCGTTTGTTTTAATCTCCGACAGGCTTGCGAAAACCAGTGATTGTCTTATATTAACTTCGTTTTTAATCATCGCAGGCCGGTCTGTGACCAGCTTGATCAAAACACCAGACCCTTCACGGCCACGATGTGGCCTTTGTCGTTTCGGACTGCATCTTCGCCAGTATCAGGCGCAAAAACATCAGACCCTGCGCGGATTCCGATTGCGTTCAATACCATCGCCGAGACGATATAAACAGTGTTCGTCTTAGGAGCAGGCAACCCGCTCACATTGCCAAACACATTCTTCATCACTCGCACACCAGACGCACTGATGCTAGGGAATGCCGTGACATTGACGCGGGCCACGCCTGATGACTCAATGGTGCCGATTCCCTCAATCGTGAGGGCGTGAGGGGTCAAGTTAATAAAGTTCATTTAAATATCTCCGTTTACATGATTGCAAAAATGTCGCGTTAAGCAGTAACTAATTTCATGCTATCCACAGCACCAGCAGGTAGGCACCCGCCACGCCCAGTGCTGCGGCAAACAGCAAATCCCAGACTTCCTCCATCATTGCGGGCCTTTCATGGGGCGCAGCTTGCGCAAGGGGCGGCGCATCCACTCATCGCGCACCATCAGTTGCAGAGCCTCCTCGCGCAGCAGGTTCTCCTGCAGATTGTTCTTGCCCAACGGGCCACCGCTCCAGCTTCCCCGGTTCGTCCAGGCTAACTGCGCCAGGGTCTGAGCAGGGTCATCGCTCTGCAGTGCCACTACATGGGCGTAGACGTTGGCTGCGGTTGTAGCGCTTGCCAGGGCATCCACTGCGGCTTCGATTGCGTTGCGAAGTGCTTCATATGCAGCGCCCTGCTGCACGTTCAGTTCGTCGTTTGACATTGTTTTATATCCGGGTATGTGTTGCCACTGTGGCCCCACTCGCACGCCCTGGCGAACCAGGGCTAGCGGCTAGGGTCAAAGAACTCCTTTGATCTTTGAGAACATCGCGGCGCCCAGGTCGGACACTTTTCTCACCATCACGGCATGTTTATAAATATATGAAACATCTTTATCAATACCGATACCGATGGTCGTAATGCCCAGGTTTGCGCCAATTTTTGCTTGCGCTCTAGTCTCTGAAACACGGCCCTCTCCGTCGGTCACTACAAAACAAACCTTCCGGCCTGTTTTGCGGGTATGCAAAAGACTATGCGCATGCAGCAAAGCAACATAGTCATCAGTTCCTCCGCCCATGTTTATATGTTGAAGATGTTGCTTTGTTTGGCGACTATTCTTGCCAAACGGTTTGACCGTCGAAACACCGTCGCCGAACGTAAGCAGCGCGGATTCAACTCCAGCACCATCAAGTGCAGACATAAGGGCCATGCAGGCACCTGCAGCCGGTCCAATCAGGCGAGGGAACATAGACCCGGAAACATCCAGCAGGATAACAACCGAAGAATCAACACCGGAGGTTTCCAGACGACGTTTAAACATGCTGGCGCCTCCAGTCGCCAATTGACGGGTATCAATTGACCCTGTTTTGCGGTGCATTTGCCAATCGTCGTTTGCTGTGTTGGCAAACAGCTTCCGAATATCAACCCGCAGTGCTGCAGGAACATCAGAATCTTCTAACCTATACGATGCCCATGTGGGAGTGTGAATCCGATCAGGCAAAACACTATTTCCACGGCAGAACGTCCCCCTATCGCCAGGGCGAGCAGGCAGGCCGGGTTCCACTTCGACTGCCGTATCGTGCTTGCCGTTTAGGGGCTTGCTTTGCCCCGCATCAGGGGCTTCCTGGGCGCCTTCCTTCGCGTCACCCTGGGCTTCCTGATCGCCTTCCTGTGCATCGCCCTGGGCTTCCCCCTGTGCGTCGCCCTGCGCGCCTCCCTGGGCCTCCCTGGGCTTGTTTGGCTTGCTGTCTTGTTTCCCAATTTGATCCACAATCCAGCGGGCCACTTCTAGGGTGTCTGCGGATGATTGACAGGAATCAATGCGCTTGTCTGCTTCAATGTAAATTGACAGCAGATTGCCCGGGACAGGGATTTTGCGGGAAACGTATTTACGGCCAAACACCGCAAAAGAGAATGGAAACTGGGCCGGGTTTGTCCAATCAATAGTCTGTGCCAGGGCTTCGCCAACAATACCGTCAACCAAACCGGACAAAAGGTTTTCAATATTGCCCAGCAAAGCAGCAGAGACAGCCCTACGCTCAATCCAAACGTCCTCCACGGCATTGTGGAAGCGGGCCAAATACTCGTTTGGAGCGTTTACATTAAAGTCAGTATATTTGCGGTGCAGAAGCTCGTGGACGATATAACCCACGTACCGCGTCACCATAGACCGACCGATAACGGCATCATCACTGACCATGGGAAGCCGGATGTCACCATACTGTCCGATGGATGCCGTAGTGGCGCCGGGCGCCCAAAAAACGCTAACAGGATTGATTGCCAGCGCCTGGGTGATGCGTGGCAAAGCCTGCTCGATTGCGGTGCGCAATTCCCAGCCCAGCACCTGCGGGCGGCCAATAATGGTTTGGAGATTCATTTTAAATCCAGCCTTTAATTTTAGATTCATCAATTGATGCCGTGCGGATAGCCTCCAGCGCCAGGGCAGACTCAGCGGGCTGGCGTGCGGCAATACTGGAGGCCCACGCATCCTCTACTGGCATCATCGCCAGCGCACGGATGAAACCGATCACCGAGCGGATCGAGGGTGCGTCCACAATATCGCCCGTAGTGACTTTTTGACGGGCGATATTAACTGCCTGCAGAATATGCTCTGCCAACTCGGGCACGCACCCAGTATGTCGGACGACAGCTTCCACTTCCGATTTCATGGGCAGAAAATCAAACCGCACAATCCGAGGAAAACGGTCAATCAGACTGCTATTCATCTCACGGGTGCCAGCATACCGGCCCGACTGATCTCCACTGCCTAGGGTATTGTCTGCAGCAAAGACAAGCACGCCCGGGGCACGCCTCCAAACGTGACCACCGATTGAAACCGCAGCGCCGGGCTCCAGCAGGCCATTCAGGGGCGCCAGATTGCCCGGATCAGCGTTAGTCACTTCATCCAGCAGGATGACCGTGCTAGGGCTTGTGTAAGCCTTCAAAAAGGCTTGCGGCTCGAAGGCGGTAGACCCGGCTTGAAGGCCAGTCGCGCCGAGATAGTCCTCCTGGGCGGAATACTTGTGAAAGTTAATCCGTGTAAATCCACGGCCCGTGCGTGCAGCAAATTGTCGGGCAGTCTCAGACTTACCTGTGCCCTTATCTCCACCAAACCAAACATTTTCGCCCGTCGATTGCGACAGCAGCAGGTGCCGCAGAATGGGTTTAGACCAAATAAAGGTCGGGTCAACCGCAGGGGCGCCGGGATGGTCCCAAATATCAACCATTACCGGACTGCCCTTTGCGTCATTAACATTCACTCCGAAAACCTGTTTTGCGGTTTTCCGATCAACAATGCTAGCTGACGTCATCGCGCCGATGGTCGATTCTGCGCCGGCATCAGTCACAGCCTGGGCAAACGGTTTAAACGCAGCAGCGACAGCCTGGGAGACCTCCGTAGCGACTGCAGCAGGGTCAATGACAGGCGCGGGACGGGCCTGCAACTGGGCCACCGCATCAGCGATAGCGCGGCGCAATTCGGTCTCGGTTTTTTGCATGTCGGCGCGGGCCTGCTGCACCATGTCGCCCGCCTGCGTTGCTGCGCGTTGAGCCTCTGAACGGGCAGTAGCGGCGGCCAGCTTTGCGCTGTCAGCGCGGGAATCGATGCCCGACAGATCACCCGTGAGCTTAGCAACAGCCACCACCACTGCCTGGAGTTGATTGTCCACCGCAGTAATGGCCGACATCGCTTTCTGCCCCCAGTCATTGACAACCGGGACAAACACCGGATCAGGTTTAGCAGGTTTTGCGGGTGGCAGTGCTGCCATCGCGGTGCTGGGTTTATACGCCAGGATTGGCGCCGGCTGCGCTGACGCGACAAGCCCCTCAAACGCCTGGACATGCCCGCAAACAACGATCCATTCTGCGGCGGTCATTTTGTCGTCTGCCCCGGTGTAGCCCAGTGCGCGGGCGGCAGCCAGCACAGTGCTAGCAGGGTGCTTGAGAATCGAAACAATAGCGCGGCTCATTCTGCAGCCTCCAATTTAAACCCTTCACCACAAGTGCCGCAAATGGGCAGGCCTTTGCTAACCCATTTCTGCGTGAGTCGCACGGTGTAACCGCACGAGGGGCAGCAGGCCTTCAGCATGCGGGTGACCTGAGTGGCTTTGGTGGGCAGTGCCAGGGCAGCATGGGGATAGTCGCCCAGGTCCGCCAGCAGGCCGGCATAGTCATCAGGATTGGACCCGACAGCCGACAGCACCTGGGCATGCTTACGCCCATCAGCGGCCACTGACAATTGTGTCAGCAGCACCGCCAGCACATCCGCAGCGCCGGCCAGTACCGGGCTGATCATCACTTCCGTGGCGCCGTCCGCAGAGTCTGCTGCGGACCACGTTTCACCCAACGTGCCACTGCGTCGGGCAGTGCTAGGGAACCCGCAGGTAACCCGCACAGTGGTGGGCAAAGAGTATCCAGCAGCCTGGAATAGTGGGCGCAGTTCTTCCACCGCCTGCATTAACCATTGCTCTCTGTTCATTTTCACTCCATGCCCATCATGGGCTGTTAAACCAGCCCCGATGCTATCGATTGCTGCGCGCACTGTAAACACGATAGCCTAGGTGCTTACCCTAAGTGATGGTCGTTCTCGCGTCAGACCGACAAGCATCAATCAATCTACCCAACGTGCGCCCGTGCGCGCCCGCGTAGCAACCACCGTGCCAGAAAAGACCAAAAAGGCATGACTAGGGTAAACACCTAGACTGGACTGGCCTGTAAAGCACAAGCACTGTCTAAACATACATGCCCCTAGAACGCATTAAAACGGCCCAGGCTGCGTTTAATGGTCAGATAGCTACCGTGCTATCAACCGTGGTCCGTTCGTCGATCCTAGGCGTTTTGTCTCTTTTATACAACGAAGTTATCCACAGGGTTATACATAAGTTATCCACAGGTTTATCCACACAGGTCTTATAGAAGACTGCGGTCAGGTCTTATAGAAGACTAGTCTTGTGTCTTATATAAGAGTGGGAATAGGTCTTATAGAAGACTCGGGTTTACCCTGGGTTTACAGGCAGACTCCGGGTGCTTACGTCTTGTGGATAAGATGTGGATAGAGTATGTGGACAAGCTGTGGACAAGGGTTTACACTGCGTACAAAGCACTATCCTGATAAGGGTATGGTCGTTCGCATAAACGAGGTTTCAAAAATGAGCAAAGCACCGATTAGAGATTATTTGGCAGAGTTAGACCGTCAAGACGCTGAGGATGATTTAAATCTAGAAAACGCGGAAAAGTCTGAAGTGGAACAGTTAGCTAGTCTCGCACCAGGACCAAAACCTAGATCAGACGGAACACTAAGGGGGTTACCCAAACAACGCCCACTGACCATCGCACAGCAGGCGTTTATTAACAACATCATTTCAGGGATGACAATGAAGGATGCCTATAAGGCTGCTTATCCAAACGACACTAGCTCAGATCAAATAATCGCATCGTCTGCGTACAAATTAAGTCGGCACCCGAGGGTGTCCCAAATGTTAAATGATGCGTGGGGACAGACAGTAGAGGCGTTGTCGGATGACTTGGCGGCGGCACGAAGGTATGTGCTGAGGGAGTTGGTTGCGCATAGTCGGAACGATAAACAGGAAGGATCACGTTTAAAGGCCCTTGAATTACTCGGCAAAGCATCAGGCGTATTTACACAATCCACATCCGAAACAGCACCAGTCGTGACAGCCGATCAATTGAAGAAGGAACTGTCTGGGCATTTACGTCTGCTGGATAACACGAAGAAGAAGGCGTAGTGTGTAAATGTGGGGAGAGGGTTTGGGTGAATATGTGGATATGGTTTGACCCACCCACCGGGGTATACCCCTTTGTGGTTAGCAGTGACCCGTCCAACAGTAACGCTCTAATCCACTCAAACTAATACTTACCCAAATTAATCCACTAATTTCCACTTGCCTCATTACAATATCTTATATTTAACACCCCCCCCATCACTTTCTTAATCTATACCCCCCGGTATATATATTTTTGTAAAAAAATAAGTGCGTACACTTGTATTTACAATGTAATCATGGCTAAAAAATTGACTAGACGATGGCAGTCTGTATTGGACTTTATTAAAGCTTATAACAAGCTACATGGTATTAGTCCATCGTATGAGGCTTTAGCAAAAGGTTTTAAGATGAAATCAAGGTCTAATATGCACAGGATTGTTATGAGGCTTGTTGAGTCTGGTCATTTGGAATATACAAAACGTAAGTTTTATTCTGTAAAAGTTGTGGAGAAAGACCTGTGAGTCTTTTGACAAAACAAGAGATTGCTAGTTATTTAGCAATTGTTGATCAAGTTCCTGAAGCAGAGAGAAATAAGATATTTGCTTTAATGGAGCTTGACCGTGTAGAACGGTGTAAAGAGTCTTTTTTGTTCTTTACTCAACAGATGTGGCCGGTGTTTATTTCAGGTAAACACCATAAGATCATGGCTGATGCTTTTGAGAGAGTTGCTTCTGGAGAATTGAAGCGGTTAATTATTAACATGCCGCCTAGGCATACTAAGTCTGAGTTTGCTTCTTTTTTACTTCCTTCATGGTTTTTAGGTAAGTTCCCGGAGAAGAAGATTATTCAAACAGCACACACTGCGGAGTTGGCTGTAGGCTTTGGACGTAAAGTTAGAAATCTAGTTTCTTCTGAACAATATAGTAAAGTTTTTGATACAAAGCTATCTAGTGATTCAAAAGCTGCAGGACGATGGAATACCAATAAAGGTGGTGATTATTTTGCTATTGGTGTAGGTGGTGCTGTAACAGGTAAGGGTGCTGATCTTTTAATTATTGACGACCCTCATAGTGAACAGGAAGCAAAGCAAAACAATCCTGCAATCTTTGATAATGTGTATGAGTGGTACACATCAGGCCCCCGTCAGCGTTTACAGCCTGGAGGGGCCATTGTTGTTGTTATGACTCGATGGAGTACCAGAGATTTAACAGGAAAGATTCTTAAAGGCTCAGAGAAGGATGGTGTAAATGAGTGGGAAGTTATTGAGTTCCCTGCAATCCTTCCTTCTGGTACTCCGTTATGGCCTGCGTTTTGGAGTAAAGAAGAGCTAGAAGCCCTCAAGGCTGAACTACCTGTATCCAAATGGGAAGCGCAGTACCAACAAAATCCAACCTCAGAAGAGGGTGCGATCATCAAGAGGGATCAATGGCAGATTTGGAAAAAAGAAGACCCACCCTCTTGTGATTATCTTATTCAGTCTTGGGACACAGCATTTGAAAAATCAAACAGGGCTGACTACTCTGCTTGTACAACTTGGGGTGTTTTTTACCATCCTGACAAGTATGGTAATTTAAAACCAAATATCATCTTGCTAAATGCTTTTAAGAAACGAATGGAGTTTCCTGAGCTTAAGAAGGCTGCGTTTGATATGTGGAAGGAATGGGAGCCTGATACCTTAATTATTGAAAAGAAGGCTGCAGGTGCCCCTTTGATTTATGAATTAAGGAAGATTGGTATTCCATTGTCTGAGTACACCCCAGGCAAAGGACATGACAAGATTGCGCGTGTAAATGCTATTTCTGATCTTTTCGCTTCAGGTGTTGTTTGGTGCCCTGAGACTAGATGGGCAGATGAAGTGATGGAAGAACTTGCAGCTTTTCCCAATGGTGATAACGATGACCTTGTGGACTCTTCTAGTCAAGCATTGATTAGGTTTAGACAAGGTGGATTTATCACAATTGACACAGATGAAGCAGAGTATGATTTGCCTCGTCGCAGGGTTGAATACTATTAAAATGTAAAGCTATACTCTACAATCTTCTAAAGGATGCAACGTGCCTACTAATTTTGATAAAGCAGCCCTACCGTTTACAATGGATGATGATGTAAACAGTGATCCAGGCATTGAGATTGAGATTGAAGACCCGGAATCGGTCAGTATTGGCATTGGTGGCCTAGAAGTGACCATCATTCCTGATGAAGAAGATGATTTTAATGAAAATCTGGCCGAAGTCATTGATGAAAACCATCTTGCTTCTATTGCAAATGAGCTAATTGACCTTGTTGAAGCAGACATCAACAGCCGAAAAGACTGGGTAGATGCTTTTGTAAAGGGCTTAGAAGTCCTTGGCATGAAGTATGAGGAGCGCACTGAGCCTTGGAACGGGGCTTGTGGCGTCTATTCCACGCTTTTGACCGAAGCAGCTATTCGGTTTCAAGCTGAAATGATTACTGAGACGTTCCCGGCACAAGGACCAGTCAAAACGCAGATTGTTGGGGCTATAGACAAGCTAAAAGAAGAAGCTGCAGAGCGGGTTCGTGATGACATGAACTATCAACTCACCGAAGTAATGGTTGAGTACCGCCCTGAGCATGAGCGGATGCTGTACAGCTTAGGTTTGTCAGGCGCTGCGTTTAAAAAGGTCTACTCAGACCCAGCAATTGGCCGGCAAATTGCAATTTTCCTGCCCGCAGAAGACATTGTGATGCCCTATGGGGCAAGCAACATCTACAGCGCAGAACGTGTAACGCATGTAATGCGTAAAACAGAGAATGAAGTCCGCAAACTACAAGTTGCAGGCTTCTACCGGGATGTTGATCTTGGTGATCCTGTTCGCATTTTTACAGATGTTGAGAAAAAGAAGGCAGAAGAGCAGGGTTATTCTGTAACTGATGATGATCGTTATCAGTTCCTTGAAATCCATGCAGACTATGACCTCCCAGGCTTTGAGGATGAAGATGGTATTGCGCTACCCTATGTAATCACCATTGAGCGCGGGACTCAAACTGTCCTTGCAATTCGTCGTAACTGGAATGAAGACGACAAAAAGCGTTTAAAGAGGCAGCATTTTGTACAATACACTTACATCCCTGGCTTTGGCTCTTATGGTCTGGGCCTTATTCATCTCATTGGTGGGTATGCTCGTGCTGGGACTTCTCTTATTCGTCAGTTGGTGGACGCAGGATCGTTAAGCAACCTACCCGGTGGTTTAAAGGCCCGTGGACTGCGCATTAAAGGGGATGACACCCCAATTGCCCCTGGCGAATTCCGTGATGTTGACATTCCAAGCGGGACCGTCCGCGACAACATCATGCCGCTTCCTTATAAGGAGCCATCACAAACTCTGCTTGCGCTTTTAAATCAAATCACTGAAGAAGGTCGCCGGCTTGGCGCCATCAGTGACATGAATATTAGCGACTTGAGTTCTAACGCTCCAGTTGGGACCACGCTGGCCCTGCTTGAGCGGACGCTTAAAACAATGTCTGCGGTTCAGGCGCGTGTCCATGCGTCTATGCGGATTGAGTTTAAGCTTCTAAAAGAAATCATTCGTGACTTCACCCCGACAAGCTATAGCTATGACCCGCAAGGCGCAACCCGTCAAGTCAAACAGTCTGACTATGACCTAACCGATGTCATTCCAGTCAGCGATCCCAATGCAGCCACAATGGCTCAACGGATCATGCAGTACCAAGCTGCAATCCAGCTTGCACAAGGCGCTCCACAAATCTATGACCTGCCGCAGCTTCATCGTCAGATGCTAGAAGTTCTAGGTATCAAAAACGCAGAAAAGCTGGTCCCGGTCGAGGATGATCAAACACCAAAAGACCCGGTTAGTGAAAACATGGCATTCATTGTTGGTAAACCTACCAAAGCGTTTATTTATCAAGACCACGATGCCCACATTGCATCTCACATGTCTTTGCTGCAAGACCCATCAGTTATGCAAATGATTGGTCAAAGCCCAATGGCTCAACAGATGCAAGCTGCAATCATGGCGCACATTGCAGAGCATTTGTCGTTTAACTACCGTGCAAATATTGAAAAACAACTAGGCGCACCGTTAACACCACCAAACGCAGAGCTTGATGAAGACACCGAAGTGCAGCTTTCTCGTCTAGTTGCTCAAGCATCGCAACAACTAGCGCAGATCAACCAACAGAAGGCCATGAGGCAGGCCCAGGCTCAACAAGCTCAACAAGCCCAGCAAGACCCACGCATCCAAATGCAGCAAGCAGAGCTTCAAATCCAACAACAGGATTTACAGCGCAAGCAACAAAAGGACGTAGCAGACAACCAAATCGCTCAACAGCGTTTACAGCTTGATGCGCAGCGAGTCCAACTAGACGCAGCGAAGGCAGCTAAACAAGCTCAAACAAACACCCAATCAGAAGTTATGCGAACTGTTGCTAAACAACAACAGCATAATCAAAAAATCCAAGCTGATTTAATTAAAAGCTTAACAAGTAAGCCGGGAGGTAAATAATGGACAAGTATTTAGAATACCTAAATAAAAGCCTTGCTGATCGTCAAAAGCAAATTGCAGATGCCCTTGCGAATGGGGCAGCAAAATCTTATGAAGATTACAAGCAGTTAGTAGGGGAAATCCGGGGTCTTTCCTTTGCTCAACTTTCCTTAAGTGACCTTGTGCGTAAAATGGAAGAAAACGATGAGTGATATTTTGCTAGCTTCTAACCTATTTGATATTCCCACGACCTTGCCAAAGGTTACTATGGATAAGGCAAAGCAACTGCCTGAGCCATCTACTTACCACCTTCTCTGTATGATCCCAGAGACAGATGAAAAATATGATAGTGGGATTGTTAAATCTGGTCAGACGATGCACTTTGAGGAGGTTTTATCTCCAGTATTGTTTGTTGTAAAAATGGGGCCAGACTGTTATGCCGACAAGACTCGATTCCCTAGCGGGCCGTCTTGCAAAGTTGGAGATTTTGTTTTGGTGCGGCCAAACTCTGGAACGCGGGTAAAAATTCATGGCCGGGAATGCCGCATCATTAACGATGACAGCGTTGAGGCAGTAGTGGAAGACCCCCGCGGTATTAGCCGTGCATAAGGAGTAAACATGGATAAAACACAACCTAGCGCAGGTAAAAACGATCAAGGGCATGAAAGTTATAGCTTCCCCGACGAGAATATCGTTGTTAAGCCCGACGACGAAAAGATTGAGATTGAAGTTCAGGACGACACCCCTGAAGAAGATCGTAATCGCAAGCCGATGAAGGAAGCTCCGGCTGATGTAACCGAAGAAGAGCTTGATCAATATAGCGACAGTGTTAAGAAGCGGATTCAACACTTCACCAAGGGTTACCACGAAGAGCGCCGGTCCAAAGAAGCTGCTTTACGTGAGCGTGAAGAAGCAATTGCTCTCGCACAAAGCCTTGTTGAAGAAAATAAACGTCTTCAAGGCTCACTAGGTCAAGGGCAAGCTGCTTTAATTGACCAAGCTAAGAAGGTTGTCTCGTCTGAAATTGAAGATGCAAAGCGCCGATATAAAGCTGCTTATGAATCTGGAGACGCAGATGCTTTGCTTGAGGCTCAAGAAGAACTTACTAGCGCCAAGATTAAACTTGACCGTGTAAATAATTTTAAGCCGGCCCCTTTACAAGAAACTAAACCTGTAGTACAAACGCAGCAATCACCAGTCGTTGATACCAGGGCAAGAGCGTGGCAGGATGAAAATCCTTGGTTTGGCTCAGACGACGAAATGACCGCCGTAGCATTAACTGTTCACAAAAAGCTTGTTGAAAGCAAGATTGACCCAACTAGTGATGAGTATTACGAGAAGATTAACTCTCGTGTACGCCAGCTTTTTCCAGATGCGTTCACCTCGGAAAAGCAGGAATCGGAAAAACCGAAGAAACCAACAGTTGTGGCATCCGCTACTCGCAGTACAGCACCGCGCAAAATCGTGCTGACTCAATCACAAGTAAATATCGCCAAGCGGCTTGGGGTTCCTCTGGAAGCCTATGCCAAACAAGTGGCTGCTGATTTTAGGAAGAATAATGGCTGATACCCGCACCCCCCGTGAACTTGAAACCCGAGCAAAAACAGAGCGTCCTACTAAGTGGATGCCACCTGAATTGCTTCCCTCTCCTAACCCGGAACCAGGGTATTCATTCCGCTGGGTACGTACCAGCACATTGGGCACCGCAGACCCAATGAACGTATCTTCCAAACTTCGTGAAGGCTGGGAGCCAGTCAAGGCTTCTGATCACCCTGAGATTCACCTGACAGGAAGCGGCAATGCCCGTTATCCAGACAGTGTTGAAATTGGCGGGCTAATGCTATGCAAGACACCTACGGAGTTCACTGAACAACGCGATGCTTATTTTAATGCGCAAGCGGAAAATCAGATGAATTCTATTGACAACAATTTCATGCGCGAAAACGATCCTCGTATGCCGCTATTTAAAGAGCGCAGCAGCAAGGTGACTTTTGGCAAAGGTTCTTAACTTAAATTGGAGTGATAAATGGCTTACCCCACTATCGACGCCCCGTATGGCCTAAAGCCGGTCAATCTGATCGGCGGTCAGGTATTCGCGGGTTCTACGCGGATGTACAATATTCCCTACGGCTACTCTACTAACATTTTCTATGGAGATTATGTTGGTTTGACCCGTGGTGAAATTGCGCGTTTATCTGTGACAACCGGCACTGCTGGTAACCAGTCAGGTATTTTCCTGGGCTGCTCGTTCACTGACCCAGTGACAAAGCAGAAGCGCTTTTCGCAGTATTGGCCTGCCTCCACCCTGGCGGGCGATGCACTCGCTATTGTCTCTGATGACCCTGACACTGTGTTTAAGGCCGTTGTTTGCTCTGCCACTACGGTTGTTGCATCAGGTGCCCGCGCCATGATTGGTCAGAATCTGGCTTGTATCAACAACACTGGTAGCGTTAATACTGGTAACTCAGCTAATGCCTTGCTGGCACCAAGCGATACCCCTGCAACCACTAGCTCACTGCCGGTGCGTGTGTTGGGTGTGGTTAATGATACGGCTGTGAGTCTGGGGACTGCTACATATACTAGCATTTCTACAGCTACGGTGACTTGCTCTGCGCTACCGTTTGCTCTGCCAGTCGGTACTGATGTTGGCTCTATCGCTGCAAATGGTCAGTTTATTTCATCGGGCTCGTTTGTGGATACGGCCGCTTCTGCTGGTGCGACTTCGTTTATCCTAAATCAAGCTCCTAATGCAACGTTTTCTGGCACTCTGGTTTTCACCCAGTACCCTGAATTACTTGTAAAGATTAACTTTGGTCAGCACCAGTATTACGCTGGTACTTCCATCGCATAAGGAGTTAAATCATGGCTATTTCACGCGCACAACTACTGAAGGAACTCCTGCCGGGTCTTAACGCCCTGTTTGGTTTGGAGTACGCCCGTTACGGCGAAGAACACAAGGAAATCTACGATACCGAGACTTCCGAGCGTTCGTTTGAAGAAGAAACCAAGCTGTCAGGTTTCTCTGCCGCCCCGGTGAAGAATGAAGGTCAAGCGATTCAGTACGACAACGGCCAAGAAGCTTGGACCGCTCGCTACAATCACGAAACCATTGCTCTTGGCTTCTCCATCACCGAAGAGGCAATGGAAGATAACCTGTACGACTCACTGTCGGCTCGTTATACCAAGGCTCTGGCCCGTGGTATGGCTTACACCAAACAGGTTAAGGCTGCTTCCATTCTAAACAATGGCTTTAGCAATGCTGTGACCTACGGCGACGGTGTTTCACTGTTCTCAACCGCTCACCCGCTGGTTTCTGGTGGCACCAACAGCAATCGTCCTGCGACTGCTGCTGACCTGAATGAAACCTCGCTGGAATCGGCTGTTATTCAGATTGCAGCTTGGACCGATGAGCGCAGCCTGCTGATCGCTGCAAAGCCAAAGAAGCTGATTGTCCCCCCGAGCCTGATGTTCGTTGCCACCCGTCTGCTTGAGACGTCACTGCGTGTCGGCACCACCGACAACGACATCAACGCCATCAAGAACAATGGCAGCATCCCGGAAGGCTACACCGTTAACCACTTCCTGACCGACCCCAACGGCTGGTATCTAACCACCGATGTACCTAACGGTCTGAAGCACTTCATCCGCGTGCCGCTGTCAACTTCAAGCGATGGTGACTTCGATACTGGCAATATTCGCTATAAGGCGCGAGAGCGGTATTCGTTTGGAGTGTCGGATCCGCTGGGTATCTTCGGTTCGCCTGGAAGCAGTTGACACCAAGGGGACTAGTAACTACAACACAAAGCCCTCTTCGGAGGGCTTTTTTGTTGCTTGACAATACTTGTACTTAGGTGTTAATCTGGGCATACCAAGCTATTTAGCCTACTGACTGTTTCTTGGTCAGACCTCCCCTCAAGGACAGTAGGTGCAATCTGAGGAAATATCATGGGTGTTGCTTCTCGTCTAGGCCCCTGGCTGCTGGGTACTGTTCTTAACACTACCGGCACCACCGCTGGCACCATTCGCAATATGGGTCCGACTGTTTCTATGCAGTCTAAAGATGTTCTGTATACAGACATTACTGCTGGCACCGTTGCGTTTACGATCCCTGCCGGGTCACAAATTCTCCAAGCATTCTTTAATACTACCGTTGCTTACGCTACTACAACGCCTACTTATGCGTTGTTTGTTAATGGTAGTGCAATTAACACGGCTGCTAACGGTAGCGTGTTTACAAATACGGGCGTGGTAAATCTACCAGTTGGCAATAACAGTGCTGCTGGCGCTGTGCTGTGTAATAACGTTGGTACTACTGACGCAATCATTACCTTCACCCAGGCAAACGTTACTGCTACTTCTGGCGCGGGCACTTTGACTCTGATTTATGTAGTTCGTAATGCTGACGGCACCTACGGCGCTGCTTCGTAATAGGTGAAATCATGGGAAAAGCGACTAATTTTAGCCCGACATTCCCCATGTTCCCCGGTGGGGCCGTAGCTGTTACTCCTAGCGACACGGTTATGTTCCCATCACCTTCGGTGATTTATGTAGGCACTGCGGGCAATGTGCGGGTAACTACTGCGCAAGGGGATGATGTGGTGTTTTCTAACGTCCCTGCTGGGGGCGTTATCCCTGTGCAGGTAGATCAAGTGTGGTCTACCAATACCACAGCAGCCAACATCGTGCGGGTGTACTAATGTCCCTTGGTATTGCGTTTGCGTTCCCTGCGTATGATAACCCCCCTAACGTGGGGCCGTTTACGCAGTCTGGGCCTACTTTAGATTTAATCTTTACAGGAGTGCCTACAGTAGACAGCACTTTTGTAGGGCAGTCTTTAGACCTTAATTTCTTATCGCAGCAATACCAACTTCCTGCCCAGTATTCTGTATGGGACAACACCACAGGCGCGCTGACAGCTAAGACATTTAGCGACATTATTACCTTCACGCGGGCTAGTGCGGGAACGTTTGTAGGTAGTAATGGGCTAATACAAACCGCAACAACTAACACTCCACGGTTTGACTACAACCCAACAACGCTAGTTGCCAATGGCTTTTTGGTTGAAGAAGCGCGCACTAATTTAGTTCTTTGTTCAGAGCAAATTGATAACGCCGCTTGGAGTGTACAAAGAGTTACAGTAACCGCTAACGTATCTACTGCCCCGGATGGCACGACTTCCGCAGACCTTACCACTGGTACTGGCGCGAGTGGTGGAGCTATGGGCATGTTTCAAGCAGTTTCGGCGGCAGCGTCAACCGCTTATGTAATCAGTGGCTTTTTTAAAGCCGGAACTAGCACCTGGGTTATTCTTGCAGGGTTTGATGGTTCTACTACTCCTAGAACATGGTTCAATTTAATTAGCGGGACTATTGGCAGTGTAGAAACAGGAATGTCAAACGCTACCATTCAGAACTATGGTAACGGGTGGTATCGCTGTTCTGTAGTGCGTACTACCGGTGCGTCTGCAACTAGCCTCCGCTGGCAGATGAACCACTCTACAGCAAACGAGACTACCGCAACTTCTGCAACACTTACATTAACAATGTGGGGTGCGCAAATAGAAAGAGGCGCATTTGTTACTAGCTACATTCCCACCATCCCTACTTTTGTCAGCAGAGCTAGTACGGCTACTTACGTAGACTCAAGCGGGCTTATTGCAACTGCGGCTATCAACGTGGCTAGATACCAATATAACCCAGAAAATTTAACTGCGGCTCCATTTTTGCTATTAGAAGCGGCGGCAACCAATCGCCTTCTTTACACAGAGCAGTTTGATAATGCTGTATGGACTAAAAGCACAGTAGCAGTAACTGTATCGGCAAATACAACAGTCGCACCTGATGGAACTACAACTGCTGATACCGTAACAGCAAATCAAGATACAGGTGTGTTTCAAAGTATTGTAGCAGTTATTAGTACAACATATTCTCAATCAATTTTTGTCAAAGCAGGTACAGCAACATCTATGATGTTTCGGGACGACACTGGGGCTGGCCGACATATAGTATTTAACCCTTCTACAGGTGTGATTACAGCCACATCAGGCACTCTTCTTAACTCAGGGTCACAGGCTTTTGGTAATGGCTGGTGGCGCTATTGGTTTACATACGTTGCCGACACCACATCAGTTCGCGGGTTTATTCGCGCAAATAGCTCTGGCTCAGCGCAGACTTTTATTGTCTGGGGTGCTCAAACAGAAACCAGCACTGGCGCTCTCCCTACCAGCTATATTCCCAATGTCAGTACAGTAGGTGGTGCCCCTCGTTCAGCAGATGTTTCCACTAACGCATCAGTCACCCGCGAAGCAGACCTAGTAGCTATTAACACTTTAAGCCCCTGGTTCAATAGTTCTCAAGGCACGTTGTTTGCGCAGTTTGAAGCGTCACCAAACACTTACACTGCTTATGTGGATATTTCTAATGGTGTAACCGCGCAAAATTCAATTTATATTGATAATGATAGTGGTTTAATGCGCTCTGTGTATTACTCTGGGTCAGCCCCGGTGGCTATCCTCTCGTTAGGCGCCATTGGCACTGTTGGCACGGTAAATAAAGTAGCTACATCTTACGCAGTAGACAACTTTAGAGCCAATAGAAATGGTGGGACTATTGTTGCTGGCACGGCTGGTGCGTTGCCTGTAGGACTCACGCAGATGAATATTGGCACAGACCCAAGTGGCACTGCAGTAAATGTTATTAACGGCCACATTCAGCGCATTACCTACTACCCACGTAGTATGGCTAACTATGAACTCCAAGCCCTAACGGTGTAAACATGGCATTAGTTAATACAACTTTTAGTAACCTAATCACGTTTACACGGGCTAGTTATGCAGCAACCTATGTAGATAGTAATGGGTATGTTACATTTTTACTTGAATATGATGTACCTCGTTTTAGCTACGATCCAATAACACTAGCCCCTCTGGGATTTTTAGTAGAAGAACAGCGTTCTAATCAAATTATGTACGCTCTTGATACTGGTTATTGGTATCCTACAAACTGTACTATAGATTATTATGAGGGTGTTGATCCCGCTGGGTCTATTTACTCCTTTGGCATGGCTCCCACTGGTGGCGCAGGTACAATACCTCAAGCGTTTTATGTAATAGATAAAACTGCCACTGCTATTACATATACAGTAAGTCTTTGGGTTAAAGGCGGTGTATCATCATTCACTTTGACTTTAGATGACGGCACGACAACCAATCGCGGGAGAGCAATTTTCAATCTTATTACTGGTACGTTAACAAGTGCTGTTAACGATGGTAATTTTACGGGTACGTCTGCCACCATATCCGCATATAAAAATTCTTGGTATAGAATTACGCTTACAACAACTACTAACACGACTCTATTTGCTCGTTTTCGTTTTTTCTACACTGCAACTGCGCTTAATACTCCTATAGTCTATCTAGCTTTTCCGCAGCTTGAAGAGGGCGCATTTGCTACTAGCTATATCGATACTATTGCTTCTGGTTCACCGACTACCCGCGCAGCGGACGTAGCATCGATCAATACCCTTAGCCCTTGGTATAACGCAACTGAAGGCACGGTATACGCACAAGTGCAGCTAATTGGGTTGTCTGCTACCCAAAATCAAAACACAGCTTTACTCAGTGATGGTACTAACACTAATAGAATTGGTTCTTACCGCGCAAGCACTGGTGTGACTACTGCGGTAGTATTTGGCACCACAATTACAGGTGGTTCTTGGGTAACTACAAATACCAGAAAACTAGCGCTTGGCAGTAAGTCAAGTGATTCTGTCCTTGTTGACAATGGTGCTGTAGCTGGTACAAGTAGTGGCACGACCGCGCAAACGGTAACTAATTTCCGTCTAGGTTCCAACGCTGCGGCAGATGATGGATTTTTAAATGGTTACCTACAGCGTGTCATTTACTACCCCAAGCGTCTAACCAATTCTGAACTCCAAGCTCTAACCTCTTAATATGTACTACGATCTAAACCTCAAGTTTAAAGACGAAGCAGAGGCTAATGCGGTGTTGTTTACCGAACGGTCTGAAGACGGTGAAACCTACAAGGTGCCTAAGTACGCTGCCATTGATATTATTGGCGCTATTTATAAGCCCACTGGTAAAATGGTTGAGTCTGAAGACGGCAGTTGGCCCGCAATGGCCCCTATCGAAGGTTGGCATGTAAATGTACGGCACACCGCAGAAATGCCGGAGCTACAGGCTTGGGTAGTCACCCCTAAAACTCCTAGTCGTCGTTGGGCTTAATCATGGCTAAATCTCCAGCATGGCAACGTAAAGAAGGCAAGGCTGAAGTTTTTCATGGATGTGTTAAGATGGCTACATGCAACGCTTCAACTCTTACATTGTCCGCGCAACGGGGGATACTTCTCCAGCTTTTTGTGCCAAATGCGGACAAGACAAGCCGCCATCGGCATACTATGCTCACAGCAAGCGCCAGGACGGAGCAACAAGGTATCGTCCGTATTGCAAAGAGTGCCGCGTTAAAGGGGGCAGAAAGAATTGGGCAAGGCCCGCTTATGCCGCTATCCTTTCAGCAAACGCACAAACTTGCAAAATTTGCAATGTTGACAAGCCGCTTAAAGAGTTTTATGCAAATGGCTGTTTTACAGATGGTACAAAAAAATACCGTAGCCGATGCAAAAGTTGCGTACTTACAAGGGCAAAACAAGAGCACCCAAAAACTTACGCATCAAAAGCGCAAAGGCGGTCGTCAAGTCCAAAAAACTTTATCTCCGGAATCCTTAATCACGCCGCAAAACGCAAACAACATCTTGGGTTTGATATCGATCTTGTCTACCTTCTTCAAATTTACGCAAAACAGCAAGGCTTCTGTGCTTTGTCTGGAGTTGAAATGACGTACATTGCGGGGTCTGGGCGTGTCAACACCAACATAAGCATTGACCGGATTGATAGTTCTGTAGGCTATGTACGCGGTAACGTGCAATTTGTATGCGATGTTGTTAACCGCATGAAGCAAGAGTTGCTTCAAAAAGAGCTTTTGATGTGGTGCAAACGCATTCTTGGGGCAACGGTATGAAGAAACACAAAACCCCTGCTTGGTCTAGGGTTGAAGGCCAAAGCGAGACGGGCGGTTTGAACGCCAAAGGACGCGCTTCTTACAACAAGGCTAATCCTGGCAAACCTGGACTCAAAGCACCGCAGCCTGAAGGTGGCCCACGTAGGGACTCATTCTGTGCCCGGATGGAAGGTTTAAAAAAGAAACTTACTAGCGCAAAGACGGCCAAAGACCCCAACAGTCGCGTTAATAAATCTCTCAAAGCTTGGCGGTGTTAAAATGAGTAACGAAGCCACCAAATACACTGTAGATGCTCTGTCTGTTTTAACAGTAGCGGGCACCCTTATGGATATGCTCCCTGCCATCGCTGCGCTATTTACTATTGTTTGGACTGGTATTCGTATCTACGAAACCCCAACGGTGCAGAAATTAATCCACGGTAAACCTTTGGAGAATAAAAGTGCCGAGTAGCACAAAGAAGCAGCATAATTTCATGCTGGCAGTATCTCATTCACCTGCTTTTGCCAAAAAGGTGGGTATCCCCCAGAGCGTTGGCTCTGATTTTGAAAAGGCCGACAAGGGCCGTAAATTCGCAAAAGGCGGTGAAACTATGGCTACTAAGAAAATGATGGCTGAAGGCGGCATGATGGATAAAGCCCAAGATAAAGCTATGATCAAGAAAGCTTTTAAGCAGCATGATGCCCAAGAGCATAAAGGCGGCAAGGGTACTTCGCTAGAACTAAAGCGTGGTGGCATGGCTAAAAAGATGGCTACAGGCGGTTTTACACGTGTTGCTGACGGTATTGCTCAGAAGGGCAAGACCAAGGCTATGCAGGTTAAAATGACCCGTGGCGGTAAATGCTGAGAGGTTGATATGCCAAGACCTGTAAATGACCTGACACCTGATGCGCCGGACAGCGAACGCCCTGGAACGCAGCGTCTCCCAAGGATGGGATCAGCCATTAAGGTTACCCCAATGCCTAAAGACACTCCAATGCCTAACCGAGGCAAGGGAGCAAAAGCTGTCCCGGCAGAAGACTCATACGACGACATTTATACGGCAGAGAAGGGCATTCCTCCTATGCCGGATGAAGGTCCAACTAAGAACACCAGGAAGAACCCTCTTGTGCCGGATGAAATTCCAATCAAGAGCGTTAAGAAGTATGCTTCTGGCGGCATGATTGGTAATGTTTCACGCCGCGCTGATGGCTGCGCTCAACGTGGTAAAACCCGCTGTAAGGTGGTGTAAACATGAAAAAGCGTAAATTTGCCGAGGGCGGCATGTCTGACTACGCGCAAGCAATTGCCGAAGGTCGTGATGTTGTTGCTGATCCGGAAGACCCTTCTGGCAGTTATGCTAGGTCAATGCTAGGAGGAGCATCAAAGCCTAAGCAGCGCATTGTTAGCAAAAAAGAGTTAGAAGATTCTGGTCTTAGTCTGCGTGATTTTTTAAATAAAGAGCGTGGCTTAACTCGTCGCAAAACCAATAGTGATGCTGCTTATACGGATAACAGCAGTCGTTTCCCCAGTAGTTACGAAGAAGCTCCCGTTAGCCGCAGCGGTCCCCGGGTTGGACCAACTATCGAGCGCGCAGCTAAGATGGCAAGGGATAAAGCAGCCGAAGACGAAATGATGCGTCCTGGCCGGGATGCCATTGAAGGTGTTTATCCAGAGGCTGCGCTGCTTGGAGGCGGTCTTCGTGGGCTAATGGGGCGTAAAGGGGCCGCAGAGGCTGCTGGTTCTGCTGAACGGGGTTTGGTTACCAGTGATACCCCCCTAACATTTCTGGGCCGTAGTGGGGCTAAAAATATCACCCCGGCTGAACAGATTGGAATGCGGCAGGCTCCTCGTATCGAAGCTGGCGCAGCAAAGATTGAGCGAAGTGACCTGGGTAGGCTTGCCAAGGCTGAAGCAAAGCCTTTGGCTCCTCGTCAAATTGCCGGCAGCAAGGCTGAAGAGAAGAGCTTAACAGATGAGGTTCTTGATATTCTGCGTGGCAGTAATGCAAAAAATCGCCAAATGCCAAAGAAAGAAGATTTTGGCGGCGTTAAAAAACCTAACCGGACTCGTTTTAATGAAGATGAGACAGGAATGGAATTTAAACGTGGCGGCAAGGTAAAGAAATATGCTTCCGGCGGCTCTGTTAGTATGGCCTCTAAGCGAGCAGACGGCATTGCTCAAAAGGGCAAAACCAAAGGGAAGATTTGCTAATGTTAGCTAGCCGAGGCATGGGTGCCATCAACCCAGACAAAATGCCTTCACGCAAAAAGGTGAAGCGCAAGGACAACCCTAACGTTGTAGATGTCTACAAGGAGGGTGGCACTGTCAATGCTGCAGGCAACTATACCAAGCCTGAACTGCGTAAACGCATCGTAGCTCAAGTTAAAGCCGCAGCTACCCAAGCCACAGACGCAGGCGAATGGAGCGGGCGTAAAGCACAGTTAGTGGCTAAGAAGTACAAGGCTGCTGGTGGTTCTTACCGTGACTAGGCTATAACATGGCATTGCGAAAAGAGCAGCAAAGTTTAAAGGCTTGGGGTGACGCTGAATGGCGAACTAAGTCAGGCAAACCTTCTTCTAAAACTGGAGAACGCTACTTACCATCCGCAGCCATCAAAGCATTAACCCCAGCAGAATACGCAGCCACTACAACCGCAAAGCGCAAGGGTAAAGCTGAAGGCAAACAGTTTGTAGCACAACCTAAACGCATCGCTAAGAAAACAGCAGGTTACAGATAATGGCAACTTCAGGCACCACAGCATTTAACTTAGAACTCACTGAGTTAGTAGAGGAAGCCTTTGAGCGGTGTGGTGCAGAGTTACGCACAGGCTATGACCTGAAAACTGCACGAAGGTCTTTAAATCTTTTATTTGCAGCTTGGGCAAACCAAGGCATCAATCTTTGGACGGTAGAGCAAGGGTCAATTACTCTTGTCGCAGGCACGGCTACTTATGATCTCCCCGCAGATACCGTAGACCTACTTGAGCATGTAATTCGGACTGGTGCTGGTGTAGCATCTACGCAGGCTGATTTAAACATCACCCGCATTAGTGTTTCTACCTATGCAACTATTCCAAATAAATTAACCCAAGCTCGACCGATCCAAGTTTATATTAACCGCCAATCTCCTATCCCAAACATTACTGTATGGCCAATACCTGATGCAGGTACTACATACACCTTTGTTTACTGGCGTCTGCGTCGCATTCAGGATGCTGGATCAGGCGTTAATACGATGGATGTACCATTCCGGTTTTTACCTTGCATGGTAGCGGGATTAGCTTATTATTTGTCAATGAAGCTTCCAGGCGCTTTAGATCGCATGCAAGTTCTAAAAGCTCAATATGATGAAGCTTGGGAATTTGCCTCGACCGAAGACCGTGAGAAGGCAGCGGTAAGATTCGTCCCACGCCAACAATTTATCTCATAAATCATGGGCAATCGGTTTGCAAATGGCATAAAAGCCATATCGGAATGCGACCGATGTGGTTTTCGCTTTAAGCTTAAAGAGCTAAAAGGGCTGGTTATTAAGACCAAGAATGTTAATATTCTGGTCTGTAGACAGTGTTGGGAAATGGATCATCCTCAATTGCAGTTGGGTATGTATCCGATTGATGATCCCCAAGCTTTGCGTAACCCTAGACCTGATCGCAGCTACTTCACTTCAGGCCCGACCGCAAATGGTTCAATTGGCGAGGGAAGCCGAATTTTCCAGTGGGGATGGGCACCCGTAGGTGGTGGGTCAGCAAACTCACTAACCCCAAACAATTTAGTAGCAATCGGCGCAGTTGGCGCTGTAACGGCGGGAGAGTTTACTTACTCTCTGTATTTAAACTTTTTAACCCAACAATATATTGTTGAAAATTAAGGAAACATCATGGACAAAAAAGCTCCAATTGACAAATCTGTTAAAGCCCCCAAAGGTAAGCCGGGTGGTCCTACTACGGATGATCGTGCCAAATATGGTCGCAATCTTTCTCGCGCTAAGAATCAAGGAAACTAATCATGCCTAAATTCAGCAAGAAAATGATGGGTAAAGAAGTGGGTGATGCTGCTGTTTATGCTGAACCTCATACTGAAGTTAAAGGTGGTACTAGCATGATGGGTCGTAGTACTCCAGTGACCATCGGTCCTTTGCATGAACCCAAAACAACTGGCATCAAAATGCGCGGTGCAGGTGCAGCTACCAAAGGCACCATGAGTCGTGGCCCTATGGCCTAAATAGGAGTGGCGATGAACTACGCTGCATTACAAGTCGCTGTACAGGATTACACCGAAAACACGTTTTCATCGGTAGACTTCGCCACTATGACTCAACTAGCTGAACAGAAGATTTATAACTCTGTTCAGCTACCAATTATGCGCAAGACGCAATCACTATCCCTTACCGGGGGTAGCAACGTTTTAAATGCGCCGTCTGACTTTTTAAACGCATTCTCTCTCGCGGTTATTGATACCACAGGTGCCTATAACTACTTGGTAAATAAGGATGCCAACTTCATCTATGAAGCGTACCCAACACCGGCTACGACTGGCACTCCTAAATACTATGCTGTTAATGGTCCGCAAGCTGCAAATCAGCTTCTGACGGCGTTTATTCTTGGCCCTACACCAACCACAGCATTAGCATCAGGCGGCTCTGCAACACTCACTTATTCATATTATCCTGAGACTATTGTTACTGCAGGGTCTACTTGGCTAAGTACCAACTTTGACTCTGTGTTATTCAACGGGGTAATGGTAGAAGCTATCCGCTTTATGAAGGGTGAGCAAGATATGGTCGCTCTATACGCGGACCAATACAAACAGTCACTTACCCTGTTTAAGAATCTGGTTGATGGCAAGCTGCGTCAAGATGCTTACCGAAATGGTCAAGTGCGTACACAGGTGATCTAATGGCAATTATTCAAGGTCTATGTGGCGCGGGCAATGCTCTGTTTTTACGGGGCCTACCAACAACCGATGTATTAAAGATTGCTTTATACACCAGTCTAGCCAATCTAAGTAGTTCTACTACTGCGTATACATCAAGTGGTGAAATTGTTGGTTCTGGGTATGCTGCTGGTGGACTGACTTTAACTGGCAGAACTGCAGGATATTCTGGTAACACCGGATGGCTCACATTCGATGATGTTTACTGGCCGCTTGCTACTATCACAGCCCGTGGTGCATTGATCTACGATAGCACGCAAAGTAACACAGCAATTGCTGTACTTGATTTTGGCGCAGATAGGTCTGTGACCAATGCGACGTTTAAAGTTACTTTTCCTCCAGGCTCTGCCACAACTGCTGTAATCCGCTTTAGCTGAGACAAACTATGACCGCCACTTATACCCCCCTATTAGGTTTAACTCTGCCCGCTGACGGTGATACTGGCTGGGGCACGACTATAAACAATGGCACAACCAGCTTAATTGATTCAGCTATTGCGGGGTATACAGGTGTACCAACTACTAGTAATGCGGCCACTCTAACTACTACAGATGGGGCGGCAAACCAGGCTCGTAGTATGATGTTAAATGTTACTGGTACTCTTACGGCGACGGGTACTGTAACTATTCCGGCCAGGAGTAAACTGTATTTTATTAGGAACAATACAACTGGCGGGTTCGCAATCACTGTAACCATAGGGTCTGGAACAACTGTCAGCATCCCCAACGGTAAATCAATGGTGGTATTGTGCGACGGTACAAACGTCCGCGAAGCTGTAGATAATATTACTAACCTAAGCTATACCGGCACATTCACTGGTGGCACTGGTGTTGTTAATTTAGGTAGCGGGCAGCTTTATAAAGATGCTAGCGGGAATGTTGGTATTGGGGCCGCGCCAACAGCAGGCTATAAGTTAGATGTTTATAACGCATCAAATAATCTGGTAGTAATTCGTTCGGCGTCAACATCATCCGCAAGCTTGGAGTTAGCTGCCAACAATAATACCCCGGGCGTTGGGGGTCTTAATATCCAACAAAACTCAGCTAATGATGCTTATATTTTTAACTTGTCCAGTGCCAAAATGGTTTTCGGCACATCGGGACTTGAGCGCATGCAGATTGACAGCAGCGGGAACATGATCCCAATTGCCCAAACTACACCACCTACATTAGCAACAAACCAACAGATGGTTTTTAATCTAACTAGCAATACTAATTTACGTATTAGTGTACGCGGGAGTGATGGCACGACACGGGTGGCTAATATCACGTTAGCTTAACACCTTTATGAAATCAACTCTTTGGACATAATATGGCCTTAGACCCTCTTACTGCTGGTGTAGACTTAGCCACAACAGTTATTAACAAAATTTGGCCTGATAAATCAGCACAGGAAGCTGCGCAGTTAGCTGCTGCAGTCGCTATTGTCCAAGGTCAGCTTGATATAAACAAAGCAGAAGCAAGTAATCCTAGCCCATTTACCTCTGGATGGCGCCCTGCAATTGGCTGGGTATGTGCATTAGCTTTAGCTTTCCAGTATATTTTTAGACCCATGCTAATGTGGGTAGGGGTCATCACAGGAAATAATTGGCCCACACTGCCGGGGATTGATGATAACCTATGGCAGCTTATGCTTGGTATGTTGGGGTTAGGCGGGTTGCGCAGTTTTGAAAAAATCAAGGGTGTAACCAAGTAAGGTCTATATGCCGCTAAAAAAGTTGTTATTTAAGTCGGGTGTAAATCGAGAGAATACCCGCTACACAACCGAAGGCGGTTGGTATGAATGCGACAAGGTTAGATTCCGTCAAGGCACCCCCGAAAAGATCGGCGGATGGCAGCGTATTTCTGATTCACAATACCTGGGTGTATGTAGGTCTTTATGGCCCTGGTCTGTTTACATCGGCACAGGCACTAATTTAAAGTATTACGTTCAGTTTAGCGGCGCGTATTACGACATTACACCTATTCGTACTACTACGGCTGCAGGCGCAGTAACTTTTGCAGCCAGTGTTGCTGCTAACATTTCCTCTAACACTGTTATCACTGTAACTAATACAGCGCACGGTGGCATTACTGGTGATTTTGTTACATTTAGTGGGGCTGTATCACTGGGCGGGAATGTCACTGCCGCAGTGTTAAACAAAGAATATCAAATTACTGTATTAACAGTAAATACCTATACCATCACTGCGGCTGTTAATGCAACGTCCGCAGATTCAGGCAATGGTGGCGGGTCAACTGTTGCTGCTTACCAAGTAAATGTTGGGGCTGCAATTCAACTACCCGCAATTGGTTGGGGTGCTGGTGGTTGGGGTGCTGGTGGTTGGGGCATCGGAGAAGTGGGTGCTAATTCATCACTTCGTGTCTGGAATGCTTACAACTTTGGTACCGACCTAATCTACGGACCCAGGGGCGGTGCCTTATATTACTGGCCCGCTTCATCAGGACTCGCCAGCCGTGGAGTGCTTTTGTCCTCGCGGCCAGGAGCCTCATTTGTGCCATTGATGGCAGACAACATCCTAGTATCTGACGCATCTAGATTTGTGTTGGCATTTGGCACTAATCCTTATGATTCGGTAGATAAAAGCCCAATGCTAATCCGCTGGTCTGACCAAGAAAACGCAGTTGAGTGGTACCCCGAAACTACCAATCAGGCAGGTAGCCTACTATTATCACATGGCTCATCCATCCAAGCTGTAGCGCAGGTACGTCAAGAAATTTTGATTTGGACTGATACCTCTATGTACTCTTTGCAGTATCTAGGGGCGCCTATTGTCTGGGGTTCTCAGCTACTAGCTGACAACATTTCTATCGTTAGTGACCGTGCATGGGCTACTGCATCAGGTGTAACTTACTGGATGGGGGATGAGAAGTTCTATAAATACAGCGGGCGTACTGAAACATTAAATTGTGATCTAAGAGCGTCTGTATTTAGCGACTTTAACTTTGGCCAGCTACAGCAAGTATTTGCCTCTACGGTAGAGCAATTTAATGAAATTTGGTGGTTCTACTGCACTGCAGATAGCAATACTATTAATCGCTATGTGGTTTACAACTACTTAGAAAATGCTTGGTATGACGGCACATTAGCCCGTACTGCTTGGGTAGATGATAGCGTGGTGTCTAGTGTACCTGTGTCGGCTGATTATAATGGCCGCCTAATCTACCAAGAAACTGGCATTGACGATAACGCTGCGCTAACACCAGCCCCAATTGCCGCGTATATTACATCTTCTGAATTTGACATTGATGACGGTCATAACTTTGGGTTTGTGTGGCGGGTACTACCGGACATTAACTTCCGTAGCTCCACTGCCAGCAGTCCCAATGTAACCATGACTTTGCTACCATTGCAAAACTCAGGTTCAGGGTACAACAATCCGCAGTCTCAAGGGGGCAGTAGCTCAGGAACAGTCACTAGAACCGCCACAAGCGCTTATGTAGACCAATTCACTGGGCAGATTAACATCCGTGTCCGTGGACGCCAAATGGCGTTTAAAGTGGAATCTAGCGCGCTAGGTGTGCAGTGGCAGCTAGGTGCGCCACGACTCGATGTCAAACTTGATGGCCGACGTTGATGGGACTACTATCACTTGTTAAAAACTTTCGGGCGCCTGCGCTCCCGTTAGCTACTAAAGAGTACAACGAACTAGCCACTAATCAGATGGCTAATATCCTTCGTCTGTACTTCAACCAACTAGACCAACTGATAGGGCAGATTGTGGCGACCATCATTCCCGCTGGCACTGAAGCTGATCCGCTGTATGTAGGCACCTATGATAGCCGGGGACGTTTACATGTAACCAATCCGCAGACTATCTTTTTCAATACATTTCAGTTTGGCCTTGAGACTGATGTATGGGAAACCAGCACAGTTAGTGGGGGTACTGCCACGTTTGAAGCTGCTACTAGCTCTGTGCAAATGGCAGTTACTTCTACTACAAATTCTGAGTGTATTCGGCAGACATTAATTGTGCAGCGGTATATCCCTGGTCGCTCCTCTTCATTAGCTTTTTCTGTGCGTTTACAAACCCCAGTAGTAGGGATTCGTAGGCGCTTTGGTCTTTTTGACGGCAATAACGGGTTCTTTTTTGAGGACGATGGCGGGGTTTATTCCTGCGTAATTGTTAGCAACACTTCAGGGTCAACGGTGTACAACCGTGTAACACGCGCTAATTGGAATGGCGATAAATTAGACGGCACTGGTGCTAGTGGTATTACTGCCGATCCTGCAGCAATTCAGTTAATCAATGTGCAGTATGAGTGGTACGGTGCGGGGCAAGTAATTTTCCAATTCATTATTGACGGTAACCCTATCACTGTTCAAACGTTTAGTTCAGCCAATTTACAGACCGCGCCTTGGTGCAGAACACCATTCCTGCCTATTCGCTTAGAAATTAAGAACACAACAGGCGCAGCGGGTACGCACTATTTATGGCAAGGTTCTAACTCGCTTATCTCTGATGGCAGCACAGTTAAGTTAGGCATCGGGCAAAATATCCTAACTCCATTAGCGGGTATTAGAGCCGCTGCGGCGAATACATTTTATCCAGTTGTTAGCATTCGACTAAAAAGCACTGCACTTCAAGGTGTTGTACTGCCTACATCATTCCAAGTTGCTACTTTAGACAATGCTAATATCTTTTTTAAGATCATTCGTAATGCCACAGTAAATGGGACTTGGGTAGATATGCCAGATGCAAATTCTTTTGCGCAATACAACTACACAAGTACCGGGGCCATCACCAACGGCACAGATTTATTTAGTGGGTTTATACCCAACTCTAGTGGTGGTGTAGTTAATACACTAGACCCAGATACTGTTTACCAACTTGGCCGTAGTTCATTAGGCACTGTCAGCGACACCCTTACATTAGCTGCTGCGGCTACAACTACTAACAAAGATATGGTCGGTTCATTGACTTGGATTGAACAGCGGTAAGGAGTAGAGCATGTCACAGAACAACCCAGGTCTTTACAATGAAGACTTAGTAGATATTGTTAATACTCCTACTGCCCCGCAGAAGTCATTTAAACCAATGCCCGCCCCTATAGCTGCCCCCGTAGCTACGCAAGGACCAGCTTGGAATATTGTTAAATTAACAGGAGCAACTTCTGGAAATGATGTTGCTGATGATGAGGCAATCAGTAATTATTTTAATGCGCTTAAACCTGCTTTTGGGCAGGCAGGCTATTCTGGTGATTTAATAAACCCAAATAACCATTGGTATACAAAATACGATCCAGTGGGCGAAGGTGAGGCTATTGCAACTCGCCTTGGATACGGAGAAGAATCTGTCTATTCACCTGCGTTTAAAAAATGGTTGAACGACAATCAATATTCTTTTGGTTATCGTAATATTGGACCTGAGCAGCAAATGGCGCTGCTTGACAAATCCGGAAACACTATTGGTAATATCAATAAGTATGTAGATAAACCAAGCTGGTTTGAAAGACTTGTACCACTTGGTATTGCTGCCATAAGTGGCGGCGCACTTGCTGGGCCATTATTAGGCGCACTTGGTGTAGCAGCACCGGGGGCTATCTCTACAGGTATTGCTTCAGGTGCCATTTCTGGTGGTATTAACGCAGGCATTCAGGGTGGGGATGTTTTAAAAGGCATTTTAACAGGCGGCTTAACTGGTGGAGTTGGTGGGGCTGCGGCGCCTTTAGCATCCTCTGCTGCATCAGGTGTCGCAAACGCTGGTGGCCCAGCGTGGTTGGCTGACGCTGCCTCTGGCGCAGTCAAAGGCGCAGCAGGTGCTTTGCCCGGTGCTGTAATTAGTGGCAATTACAACGATCTACTTACCGGCGCGTTAGCTGGCGGCGTAGGGTCAGGTGTTAGTAATGCTGTTGGTAACGTATTGCCAGACAATATAAACGTCAATGCAAATGTTGATAACGCAATTGTAAAAGGCATCGGCGGGCTTGCAGGTGGTTTAGCAAAAGCAGGAATCACAGGTGGAAATGTTGATGTTGTAAATTCACTAATCCCCGCTGTTGCACAAGGCATTTCTGACGAATACAAACTGCCTTTAAATCAAGTTCAGGCTGGTCTTGGTATTGCATCTAAAGTTTTGCGTGGCAATGAATTAACTCCAAATGATTTTGTAAACCTTGTAGGTACATTTGGCACAAAAACCGGCAAGCCCGATGCAGGTAAAGGCGACAGTTTTGGTGACGATGGGTTTGATGACGGCGGGGACGGTGTTGAGGCTTCCTACCCAGCAGACACGCAAACAGAACCAGCGCAGACTCTTGAAGACCTTTTGGCACAGGTAGAAGTTACAGGGCAAAAAACGCCCGGTGGAGACGCTTATGTCCCGCCAGGGTACGATGGTGCGCCCCCTCCTATCTCTCAAGGGCAGGAACAGCAGCAAGTAGAGATTACAGGTAAAACTGAAAGTAACCCGTACAACCCTGTCCAAAGAGAAGTAACTGCGATTCAGCCGCCTGTAGATTTAGACTTAGGTAATGTATTAAATGCTTTGCCAAAAGATGTCACAGGCACTATCCCAGACATTAAGGCTGGAGATGTTGATAAAAATAAAGTCACTGGTGTAAACAAGGCTAGTGAAAAACCCATCACCAATGCACCTACAAAAAGCCAAAATGATGATTTTGACTTGGCTAGTCTTATGATGCTATTAGGAATGGGTGGAAAAGAATCTAAGCCACTTCCCATGGAGCTAGTAAAAGGGTTAAACTTTGACCCAAATTCTTTTTACCAAGACTCATCATCCGGCTCTATGGATGATCTGGTCCGCTTACTACAACGCAAGGGTTAATCATGCCTGATGAAGATTTTGACATCAATACATACGTTTATCCAACGCAAGATATTGATTACAGTTCTGGCGGGTATGATAGTGACTTTAACTATGGCGCCCCCGGTGGTGGTGATGTAGGAGTAATTCTTAATCCAGACGGTACTTTGAGCGGAGGTAGCGGTATTGGTGCCGTTACAGGCGCTAGTGCCCCTGATTCTTCTGTTGTAAAAGCATTAAAGAATTTTTTATCCGGCAAAAGTTCTCTTGGCACTTACGCCGGGACTGCGGTAGGATTACTTGGCCTTCTTGACGCATTGCAAAAGAACAAACAAAGGAATGCTAATCAAGTCACGCAGACGCCAATTAACATGAATAAATATACCTTTGCTCCGGGCACTGGTAATAAGCCTGCGCCTCGCGCTTACGGGGCTGGAGCAATGGGTCAACAGTATGGTTCACCTGTTTTTGCTGCAGAAGGCGGTCTAATGGGCCTAGCCTCTGGCGGCGCAACAAACTATTTAAGCGGCAAAACAGATGGCATGGCAGATAAGCTTGACACCAGCATTGATGGTGTACAGCCTGCAAAGCTAAGTCATGGAGAATTTGTTGTTCCTGCGGATGTTGTGTCTCATCTTGGGAATGGCAATTCTGATGCAGGCGCAGATGTACTGTATAAAATGCTTGATCGTGTTAGGCAAGCACGGACAGGTAATAAAAAACAAGGCAAAAAGATTGATCCTAATAAATTTATGCCCGGTGGCCTTGCTAGTTTAAACAACTACTCAGCTAATTTAAACAACTACGCAGAAGGTGGGCAGGTTGCTTTTGAGACTGGCGGGGCTGCAAGGGTTACTGCGCCAGGGACTGTCTCTAGTAGTCTATCGCCTTGGGTTCAGCCTTATGTTGGCAGTATGCTAGAGAAGGGTGCTGCCCTTTCTAACAAGCCTTATGAGGCTTATGGCGGTCAACTAACTGCAGGAACTTCCCCGCTGCAACAACAAGCATTTAATGCTGCGTCTAATTTAAGCATGCCTGTCTCTGTAGGTCAGGGCGCAAATATGATTAGCTCAGTTGGTGATAAGCTGGGCAATTTAAAGTATGACCCAACCAAGTTTAATGTAGATCAGTTTAATACTGCTAATGTGCAGCAGTATATGAACCCGTATCTGCAAATGTCATTGGAGCCACAGCTTGAAGAAGCGCGGCGTCAGTCACAAATTACCCAGATGCAGAACGCGGCTAAAGCTACCCAGGCAGGTGCTTTTGGGGGTTCGCGTGGTTTTCTGATGGACACAGAAACTCAGCGTAATTTAGGTCAAAATTTAGCCAACATCACTGGGCAAGGATACAACACCGCGTTTAATAATGCGATGGATATGTTTAACAAGCAGCAAGGTTTAGGTTTGCAAGCGCAACAAGGCACTGAGCAATCTAAACAATTTGGTGCTAACCTTGGCCTAAGCGGACTACAAGGACAGCTTAATGCAGGCACTGCGTTAGGCAATCTAGGACTTCAGCAGAATCAAGCAGGCTTGGCTAATCTAAACGCTCAACTTGGCGCAGGGGCAACTCAAAGTGCCATTGAACAATCTGCTCTTGATGCAGAGCGCAGTCAGTTTCAAGAGGCTCAACTGTATCCGTATAAACAACTACAGTTTCAACAAAGCCTTCTTACTGGCCTGCCAATTTCTTCGCAGACTGCCACTGATAATGGTTCATTATTCTCTGATCTTGCGGCGGGGATTGGTGCAATCCTCAATACGCAAAAAGCAGTTGATACTGCGGTGAAGCCGGGTTAAGGAGAAATGCAATGAATACCCCGTTTTTTGCAGAGCAATCAAGGAAAGCAGAGGCTTCAGAGCCTCTTAAAGCTTTATTTAAAATCAACGCAGGACTGCAAGAACTTCAACGCAGTCAACAAGCTGAATCAAATCAAGCCCCCTCTGGGACTGTTGCACAGCAAATTCAACAGCAGGGCCTTGCTGCGCTTAATCAGTCTTCAGAAGCTCCAGGCGAAGTAATTCAAAACGTCCCTAACACCCCTATGGGTGAAGTGGCAATGCGCGCCAATGTTGCTGATCAAATTAAAGCTGCGCAACAAGCTCAATTACAAAAACAGCTTATGCAGATGGCAAGCCAACAACCGCAGCAGATGGCTCGCGGTGGTATTGCGTCTTTAAGCGCAAGAAACATGAAGTTTCAACATGGCGGTGTTGTAGGATTTAACGGGACAATGGGTGAGTTTGTCGAAGCACCGCAGTCTGAAGTTATTGATGAACCAAAAAAGGCGTCTGATCTTAAGAAGTTGCTAGCATATGCCGGTCTTCCTGTAACGGGCGCAATTGATGTTCTTAGTTTGCCAGTTAATACGGTACGGGCATTGGCTGCAGCTAGCACTCCAGAATGGAAGCGCAAGGCAGAGGGGAGTGATGTAAGCTTTACACCAATTTCTGACGCACTGCGCAGGGCTGGTGGGGTGACAGAAGATAAACAAGAACCTAAGCCCACAGAAGGACCAAGGCTTAGTCTTGAGCAACTTAGGGCATTGGAACGCCAAGTATCTCAAACTACTCCTCAAGCTACTCCTCAAGCTGCCCCTCAAGCCGCACCCGCACAGCGTCTTAATTTCCCTGCTCGGCCCAGCACAGGCGGTCTTGGATCGCTTGCGACTGCTCTTGGTAAAGTAGACCTAAGCGCAATGGAAGCAGACAAAAAAGCCGCCCTTGATGCGGTTAATGAACAACAAAAAAATCTTCCAACCGCATATACCACTCAACAACTTCGGGCAGAAAGAGAAGCTGACGCCAAGGCTTTGGGTGTAGATTTATACGGCGCAGAATCTAAAGCTCGTACCGCCGCATTAGAAAAAGAGTTTGCAAACCAAGAAGCTGCTCGCACTGAAGCAAATAAAAGTCGTGGCATGGACAATCTAATTACCATGCTTACCAACTCTGGTGGTGCGCCAACATTATTCTCTGGTCTTGCTAGGGGCACTCAAGCCTATCAAGCTGCTGAAAGGCTGCAAAAGGCTGATGATCTTATTTGGGGTGGTAAGAAACTAGAGTTTATGGACAAAATCAATAATCAACGAGAGTTGATTAACGAGAGAAATAAGGCAATGTTACTTGGTGATATTGCCACAAAGAATGATCGTGATGAAAAAATCAGGATTAGCAAAAACGATATTCAAAGGCAAATTGCAGACTTGCAATCAAAGTCAATGAGTGAAAAAGGTCTAGCAGCAATTCATCAAGCTACAAATGCTGTAAATCTTAGTATTGCTCAAATGAAAGCACATGCTGATGCAGAAAGTCGTAAGCTTGCAACGGAAAGCCGCGACATCAATGCAATTGAATCTCGCATCCTTGAAAACTCTAGGATCAATGCTACGGCCAACAAACTATTAGACGATACATTTAGGAAAAATAACCCAGCAAAAACTGCTGAAGATGATGCTGGTTTTAAAAGATCGCCAGAAGAACAAAAGAAATGGGATGCGGTCAAAAGCGCTCACGAAGAAGAAAAAGCTAAACAAAATAAGTTTTTTGAAGATCAGAATTACAACCTTCAGTATCGCAAGTGGTTGCTGTCTGATAGACTGATTGGTCTTCCAGAGCCTTTAAAGCCAGGAACTGTTCAAGCTAGCGGGTATAACGTTTTGGGCGTCAAGAAGCAATAAAAGGGAATTTATATGCCGGTCTATGAAGTGCAGGCTCCTGATGGAAAAATTTATGATGTAGAAGGACCGGCTAATGCTGATCCAAACTTACTGATTAAGGCGTTACGCAGTCATTTGTCCTCTGCTAAACCGGCCCCTGCACCAAGCACTGAACTCACTGCCCTTAAGGCCGCAGATGTTCCTGTAGCTGTGTTAAAGGGCCTTGCTGGCATGGCCCAGTTTCCGGGTCAAGTCTATGGTCTGGCAACTGGAAACTTTGACACTGCAGCAATGCGGTATCCGCAGAAGGTGCAAGACTTTGCTGAGTCGCTTAAATCAGAAGGTTTAAAGGCCCGTGAAGCGCAGCAAGCATCAATTATCGCAGAAGCAGCAAAGAATGGTGTTATTTCAGAGGGTGTCGCGGCAGTAGCTTCTACCATCAAAGACCCTGCATTATTTGTTTCATTTATCGCAGAGCAAGTTCCTCAATTACTTCCTGCGTTGTTGACAGGTGGTGCGTACACTGCTCTTTCAACTGGCGCCCGTCAACTAGCCAAGTATGGCACCAAAGAAGCCGCAGAAGCTGCAGCCCGAGCCGGCGCAGCTAGGGTGGCTATTGGCACTGGTGTTGCACAACAGGGCGCAGATGTTGGTGCCGACACTTATAAAGAAGCACTAGATTTAGCTGAAAAGCAATATCCTGGCATGTCTTTAGAAGACCGGCAGGCTTTAGCCCTTAGCAAGGCGAGAGCCACCGCAGGTGAAGCAGGCATTGTTTCTTTGTTAGCCCAACGTCTTCCTGGTGGTCGAGCAATTGAACGCAGGATGGCCGGTCTTCCCGGTGAAGGACGCATTCGTTCGGCACTAGGCGAAGCTGCGTCTGAAATGATTGAAGAAGGTGGCGGCAAGTTTGCATCCAATGTCAACCTTCAACAGATTGATCCCACCCGCTCATTGACCCAAGGTGTAGGTCAAGCTGCGGGTCTTGGTGCAATTGGTGGTGGTGTACTTGGCGGCGTTATTGGACAAGGTGCGCCTGCTGCCCCGCTTCAGCCTGGACAAAGGGCAGGGGAAAGCCTAGAGCAAACTACAATCAGGCTTCAGCAAGAAATTCTTAATGCTCAGGCTGCGATTGGTAATTTACAGCAAGGCACTCAAGACCCTTCGGCCCAAATCGCCAATGCCAACACTGAGTTAGCTGCACTAGCAGCAGGTAATCAACCGCTTGCAATTGCTAATCAAATTCAATCTGTAAAGGAACAAGATGCTACAAGAACTGTCGCACAGCCAAGTGGAGGAAACCTTGCGGTGGCTGTGGAACCCACGGCTGGAACCTCCGCAAACGGTGAGTCAATTGAACGAACTGGAGCTATTCCTACTGGGCAAGATGCTGGAGTCCCTGTTGGTGGAGAAGGAAATGCACCCACTGCAGTAAATCCACTGCTAGACTTGCCTGATGTAGTTTCCACATTTAAAACAGAACGTGGTTCTACATACGCATATCACAGCGATAACAGCACTACGCGCAACAGAAGCGGTGCTAATCATCTTGACACCACAACTGGGCTGCAACCGCGATCTGCTAAAACTGTATTCTTAACCCCAGATGATGTAAACAAAGTAGGTGGTGTATTTCAAAACGCAGACATTGCCACTGAGCTAGTTCCTGTCGTTGAAGACAATAAACCTACTGGGCAGTTAGAGCTTAGGCTTACAGAAGATTACGGTCCTAAAAAAGCCGGCACGGTACTAGCTACAGTGCCTTATCAAACCACGCCCAGCGTTGGCCTAAGCCCGGTAGAGGTCTATAGCGAAGCCAGCCCAATTGGTAACGAGGGCACTGGTATTCACTTCGGTACAACAATTACTGAAGTTACTCCTGGCAGCAAAACAAAGCAAGAAGCTCCCGTAGAAGCTCCAAAGGCAGTAACTGCTTTAAACGAAGAAGCGCAGACTGTTCTTGATAAGGTTAATCAAGCAATTGAAGGGTCTACCGCTCCGAATGCTCCTAACCGCCACACATTTAACTTTCAAGGACAGTCTTTTCAAGTCCCTGGCAATCAGGCTGCGCTTTTAAGGTTTAAAAACACTAAGCTGGTAAAAGATTTTCCTAACGCTTTCCAAACATCGCCTATTCAGGAATCTCTGCGCGAAAAGACAGAAGCTCCCGGCACAGAAGCTCCTAAAGAAACGCGGGCAGAGCTTGAGCAACAAAAGGCTGAGAACACCAAAAAGATTGAAGCAGAAATTGCTGAAAAGAAGGTTCAGCTTTCTAATGCTTTAAAAACAATTCTTACCCGCATGGGTCTTAAGGATGTTTCAGTCAAGCTAATTGAAGAAATCAACTCCGCAGAAGAAGGCTCTTATGCTGAAAAGCTAATGAGCATTGCTGTTGATGCAGACAATCCTTTGCGTGTTCTTAGGCATGAAACCATCCATGCTTTAAAGGAGCTTGGCTTTTTCACTGACAGTCAGTGGAAGTCATTGACCAGTCAGGCTAATAGTAAGTGGATTGATCAGTATCTCAAGAGCAGGCAGGTAGAGCTTGATGGCAAGACCATGAGCCGGTACGACGCCTATATGGTCAAGTACAACGGCAACATGGACATGATTGTTGAAGAGGCGATTGCTGATGCCTTTGGAGACTTCAGTGTCAAGGCTCCTCCTGGCATGCTTGCTGCGTTGACTGCCCGCATGAAGATGCTGTTTCAGGGTATTAAGTCTGCGTTGAACGGGACCGGGTTCTATACGTCTGATCAAATCGCAGAACAAATCTTTACCAAGGTGGCTAAGGGTCAGCTAAAGGCTCCTAAAGCAACGCAAGCTAGCGTACAATCTACCTTGCAACAAGTTGAAGGAGAAAAAAATGGACAAGTACGATCTAAACAATCTGCCGTTCGACCCGATGAAGGAAGCCGCGAAGGAAGCAAGGCAAGGTCTTCCATCCGAGCAGCAGAACCCGGAGACAGAGGAGAGCGACGGGGAGAGGACCGCACAATTGCGCCTTTACAAGGCGCTCCGTCTGTCCCAGGCGCTAACGGGCCAGACCCCAAAATTGTTGACGTTGCTGAACGGTACGCAAAAGACAAAGGAATAAAGCTAAGGCGGCAGACGGAATACGTCAAGGCAGACCCCGCCCGAGGAAAGCGTCTGGCCGACGCCTATGAGGCGATGCAGCATAATCCTCAAGACCCTGTTGTCAAAGAGGCTTATAAAAACCTTATCCAGCAAACAACCGATCAGTACCTTGCATTAAAGAAGTCTGGGTATAAATTCTGGTTTATTGATTTTAATAGCGCAGACAATTTAGACTACATTGCGTCCCCTTGGAATGCAATTCGTGATTTGCGTAAAAACCAAGTGATGGGAGTTTTCCCCACGACCGCTGGGTTTGGCTCAAGTGATTTGGACGTAAGCACAAATCCGTTATTGGCAAAAACTGATTTTGAATGGCCTAGCGGTAGTCTCAATGGGCCGATGAAAAAAGTTCTGGCTAATGACCTTTTTCGCGCAGTACATGATGCTTTTGGGCATGGGTTAGAAGGTGCAGGCTTCAGGGCGGATGGCGAAGAAAACGCATGGCAAGCTCATGTAAAACTGTTTACAGGCTCTGCTATTGGCGCAATGACCAGCGAAACGCGAGGTCAAAACTCAACTGTTAATTTTGGTCCTAATGCTGAATTTAACAAAACAGCAAGTGGCGCCGACACCATTTATGCGGACCAAAAAACTGGTCTTATGCCTGAATGGACTTGGAAGGAAGCAATTGCCAGGGACGGTTTAATCCTTGGCACCAAGCAGGATGATTCTGTTACTTTTAGCGGCGTTCATTACGGCAAGTCAAAAGTTGACACCTTAGACGCATCTAAGTATGGCACTGGCCTTCGTGGTGCAGAAGCTCGACGGCTTGATCAGCACTGGGATGACCGTGTAAAGAAACGTGTTTACTTTTATATTGAGAAAACAGACGGAACGATGCCGCTGCCAGAGTCTGGCGTTGGCGGCTATGTTTATACTCAAAAATTTGACAATATTATCCCACCGGCTGCTTTAAGTAAGATTTACTCAAAAGCTCGCGGCGATGCCAATACTATGGAGTCGCTGATTGTTGATGCGGGGTACGATGGCTATGCCGTGCCTAACATGGGCATGATGGTAATTTTGAACCATAACGTGCCTGTAGAGTATCAAGGTATTAAGTCTGAGTACGATGCTAATAAAAATGTAAAAATCCGCTACAGCCTGCGCGCTCCTAAAACAGAAGCGTTTAAAGACTGGTTTGGTGATAGCAAGGTGGTAGATGATAAGGGTGAGCCGCTGGTGGTTTACCACGGGACTACAGGAAACATTTTTAAATTTAATAAAAATGCACTTGGAGTTAACACAAAAGCAAAAAGCGCATACGAGGGCTTTTTCTTTACAAACTCAACTGATAATGCTGCTGAGTACGCGGGAGGAAATGCCTCCAGAAAGGGTCAAATCTCGGTAAAAGAGATTATTACTTCATGGCCGGAAGAAGATGCAAAAGCATTTAAATATGCGCAAGAATATAGAGATTCACTTAAGCCGAAGGGCGCCCGCACTGACGGTTGGATGATGACGGATGAGTGGCGTGCAAGAAATCAAGCAGCCAGTGATTTGTTTGAAACTCTATTAACAAAAAATAAGTCCGGCGCAAACATCATGCCGGTATTCCTAAGTCTGCAAAATCCTTTTGTTTATGACATGAAAGGGCAAGAATTTAGAGATATTTCTTACGCTGATTTAATTAAAAAAGCAAAATCCCAAAAACACGACGGCGTAATTATTAAAAATACATTTGACCCAAAGTTTGGGGATGTATTTGTCGCATTTGAGCCTACTCAAATCAAATCAGCCACAGGCAACATTGGCACCTACAGCAAAACAAATCCTGACATTCGCTACAGCCTGCGTGACAAGCTGGGCATGTACTCAGAGCTTGAAAACAAGATTGAAGCAGGGTCTAACAAAGCTCCCGCAGCATCTTGGAAAGCCTACATCAATGGCCTAACGCAGAAGGGTGTAAAGCCTGATGAGATTGAATGGTCAGGTGTAAAGGACTGGCTTGACCTACAAAAGGGCACAGTTACCAAGGATGAGCTTCTTACCTACCTAAAGGAAGGTGGTGTAAAGGTTGAGGAGACAGTTCTTGATGATGTTGCAACGGGTGGATTTAGGGATATTGATGGTGATTTGTTCAATGCTGAAGTTGAAAAGCCCACCAAGTATGGCCAATACACCCTCCCCGGTGGTGAAAACTACCGTGAGGTATTGCTGACGCTGCCGGAGAAGAAGCCCGACTCCGCGCTCGACGACTACAACAAGGAGCTGTTCGACAAATACGGCCGGGCGGCGGGGCTTGCCGACCTGACGGCTGACGAAATCGAAAAGCTCCGCCAGTTGCAGAGGGGCCGCAGGGCCGTCGAGGACAGCAACTACCAGTCCAGCCACTGGGATCAGCCCAACGTCCTTGCCCACATTCGTGTAAACGACCGCACTGATGCTGATGGTAATAAGGTGCTGTTTGTAGAGGAACTCCAAAGTGATTTCGGCCAGGAAGGAAAGAAAAAAGGCTTTGCTGGAACAATTGAGGCAGTTTTAAAGGCAAACCAAATGATCCGCGAAGAGTTTGACTCTATGCCGGTCGAGGATCAACAGTTTGCGATTCAAGAAACAAAGCGCATGGGGCTTCCTCCAGCAGCCCCCTTTGTCACCAAAACCGAAGGCTGGCTAAACCTCGCTCTCAAACGCATCATGGTTATGGCCGCTGAAGGCGGCTATGACAAGGTGGCGTTTGTTCGTGGGGAGCAAGCTACTGAAAGATTTTCGCTTGATAAACAGGTCAAACTAATCCGCGCTGTTAAGCATTCAGACGGAAAATGGACTTTGTGGGCGGTGCCTATTGATAGCAATATTTCTCAAGAAATAACGCCTAAAAATGGAGCCGCCCCAGAGGCTCTTGAAGAGCTTGTCGGTAAAGAGATGGCCGACAAAATTATCAATGAAACCGGGGCTGTTGTTAAAACAGGCGCGTCTGACGATTTTAAGAAAAATGTCCGTGACTACGAAGGCAACGATTTAAAGATTGAAGCCAAAGGCATGCGTGCTTTTTACGACACCATCGTACCTACGGCAGTAAAGAAGCTGCTGCCAAAAGTTGGTGGCGGGCAGATGGGGACAGTTAGTCTGTCCCGCAGTAAAGATTTACGAATCGTGAAAGACGATGATGGTACATACGCTATCGAAGAGCGCATGCTTGATGAATTTGACGGCCCATATTTTGAGCCAATTGCATTTAACTTAACCAAAGAACAAGCCACGCAACAACTGCTTAACGATGCAAGGGTGCAACAACCCGGCTTCGACGTAACCCCTGCCATGCAGGACAAGGTGAAGACTACTGGCCTGCCCAGGTTTAGCCTGCGCAGCGGTAAAGAAGTACCAACTATTGGCCCAAAGATTGATGGCACTTATCTTAAGCGTATCCAAAACATCAGGGACCAAATTGGGAATGAATACACTTCCGGCAAAATAACTTTTGATGAATTTCAAAAACGATATGATGAAACTAACAAAGAGTATGTAGATGCTCTTGTGTTTCAAAAGAAGTTAGATGAATCAAAGCCTGCGACAAGCTTGGAAGAAGTCTTCCCTGGGTTTGTCTCCATCCCCGTTGGGACTAAAGTATTAGCAACTTGGTCAGACCTGCACCCCTCCCCAACTCAAGCAACTGTTGTTGGCTCAAGAGATGTAAGAGTTGGTACTAAAGCTTATAAATTCCCGGTTGTTGATTTTAATGATGGGAAAAAAGCAAGAACCTTAACGCGAGAAGACATTAAAGAAGTTTACGCTCCCCGTAAATTCAGCCTGCGCTCCACATTCCCACAATCAACCCAAGCATCAATCGACCGCATCACCACTGCCCGCAAAGATAAGGGCTTTATTTCGCGGATGATGGAAGCAATCGCGCCTACAGCATTCTCAACATACCGTCAGCAATACCTTAACCGTTATAACCAGCTTGGCAAGTACGACAAGATGCTTGCTGATCAAATGAGTATCCCTGGCCTTCTTGCCGATGCAAGCTCAGAAGCTGCTGCATTACAGTCTGACCTTGGTGCAGGTTTAACTGCGTCTGCGTTGGGTGTACATGACCGTGTTGGTGGTATCCCTGTTTTCCGTAATGGCATCACTGTTATTAGTAACGTAAATGGTACTGTCGGCGGGCCAATGCAGATTTTTGCCAAGCTAACAGAGCTTGGTAAGGGCGACCCGTACATCTATCAAACCTACCAACAGTGGGCAGGCTCAAAACGGGCTAGTCGATTTAATGCACAAGGTATTGACACGCCTTACACGGCTGCAGACTTGCAGGAAGCTAGAAATATTGAAGCTCGATACCCTGAGTTTGTAAACATCCAAAAAGACTACATTAAATTCAATGATGGCCTTGTCAAATACATGCTGGACACTGGAATCATTGACAAAGAAGGCGCCAAGAAGTTTTCAGAGCATTCTGATTACATTCCCTTCTATCGTCAATTAGATGGTGAAGCCACGATTGGCCCTAACATCTTTCAATCAATCAGTGGTGTAAAGCAGCCCAGGAAGATTAAGGGTGGTGAAGCGCCTCTTGCAGACTTCATGGAAACCATCGTTCGCAACACGCAGTCCATCATTCAGGCTGGTGTTAAGAACACGGCTGCGCAGAGGGCTGTAAACGTTGCAATGCAGCTTGGGCCTAACTTTATTAAGCCTTTAAACTATGCGTCATCGCTTCCCAGCGACATTGTAATTCTTGAAAAAGGGTTGAAGAAATACTACCGTTCCTCTGACCCACTTTGGATTGAATCACTTAAAGCACTAAACGCAGCAGATTTACCGTTTAACGCATTTATCTCTGGGCCAGCGAACCTTCTCCGCACGATGGTTACCAAAGACCCAGGCTTCATGCTTGCCAACATGATGCGTGATTCTTTGGCTGCGCATGTCACTTCAGGTATCAAGATGGTGCCTATCGTTGACACCATCAAAAACTTTACTAGCGCAATCGCAGGCAAATCTCCTGAATTCCAGGCTCTTTTAAACGCAGGTGTTCTGGGCGGTCACGAATTCTCTCAAAACATTGAGTACAGCGGTAAGGTTTTGTCAAAGGAGCTTCGCAAGAAGACCGGAACCACGACCACGACTGAGAAGATTCTTTCCCCGGTTACAGGTCTTTGGTCTGCCCTTGAAAAGGGAACCACTGCCTCTGACGCAGCAACCCGGATTGAAGTCTATAAAAAGACTTTGGCAGAGACTGGCAACGAGGCAGAAGCTTTGTTCCGCGCTCTTGAAGTGATGAACTTCAACCGCAAAGGCAACTCCCCTGTCATCCGCGTCATCACTGCTGCAATCCCATTCCTGAATGCACGTATTCAAGGCTTGGATGTACTGTACCGAGCCGGCTTTGGTGAAATTAACTCAGCAAACGCAGAGAAGGTTCAAAAGTTATTCTTTATTCGTGGCGCTCAAATGATGGCTCTATCGGCTATGTACTGGGCACTGACACACGATGATGATGAGTACAAGAAACAAGAATCCGAGAATAGGGATAACTACTGGCTTCTTCCTTCGCTGGGCATCAAGATTCCAATCCCGTTTGAAATTGGTATCTTGTTTAAAGTAATCCCTGAGCGGATTCTTGCTTACAGCTTTGGTGACGACACGGGCCAAGATTTTATGAAGTCAATGGCTAGGCAGCTTTCAACAACGCTAGCAGTTAATCCAATTCCTCAAGCTGCGTTACCTGTTGTGGAAGCTGTTACAAACTACTCATTCTTTACCCAGCGTCCTATTGTTGGGCAAGGCATGGAAGGTGTAGCTCCCGGGTATCAGGCTGGACCCGGCACAACAAGTGTCGCAGCCGACATTGGTAAGGCTTTAAACATCTCACCAATGAAGCTTGATCACATGATCAAAGGCTACTCAGGAACAATGGGCATGTACCTGATGGATGTCGTTGATTCTGTTTACAGCATGAACAGCGACATTGAAAAGCCTTCTAAGCGGCTTGATCAAATGCCGGTGCTAAAGCGCTTCTTGATTGATTCTGAAGCTCGCGGGACAGTCACTGCTTACTACGAAATGAAAAACGCAGCAGACCAAGTTGTACGCACGGATAACTTACTTGAGCGTACATTCAGGTTCAATGACCGGGCTGATTATCTAAAAGAAAACGGCAAGATGCTGGTTGCTGAAGAGTATGTTAAAACTCTTGAAAAGACCATGAAGAAATTCCGAGAGATGCGGATTATGGTCAACTCGTCTAGTATGTCTTCTGATGATAAGCGTGACGCACTAAGGCAAATCACGGCAGCAGAAAACAAACTGACCAGCAACACTCAAGCTATGAAGAAGGCTTTACAATAATCAAGCCTGATTCAAATAACCATCCTATGCTGCGGCGGTGAGCTTCTTCCCAGAACTCCCGCCGCTCTTCTTTGCTCATCTTATTGCCTTGATCTAAATCAAAGTGGCATTTAAAGCAAAGCGCGGCAATCCTGTAATCATGTGCTTTAATGCCCTTTCCTTTTCCGTCTCTTAACTGATTGGAATGGGCAGCAACAACAGTGCCATCACTAATCCCGCAGGCTTGGCACGGAGATTCCCTGATAATCTCAAGTAGTTTTTTGTTTTGGTAATTCAAGATTTTTCAGGCTGACGTTTTGAAAGAAATAAATCAGCCTCTAATTTGCGACGTTTTACTAAACCATATAAAACTTTGCCGCCAGCATATATCCATTTATCAAATTGCTTAACAGCCCCAGCATAGTCGCCTGCGTTAATCATTCGCAGCAATGTACTTGTGCGTAGATTTTGTGTTCCAGCGTTATATGCAAAATCAACAAGAGCATCAAACTGCCCTTGTGTAAGCGGAACATTTACATATCTATTTACTGCGGCTTCATATTCTAATAAGGTGGACCGCATAATTTCATCGGCTTGCTGAATAGTTATGCTTGGATCGGTTAAAGAAACCTTCTTGCCGTCTGCATATTTAGTAGAACCATAACCAATAGTGGGAACGCCGGCAGGGCATAAATAAGGCTTTGCACTAAAACCCTCGCAGGACTTGATTAAAGCTAAACAGTCGTCAGAGGATTTCATGGCCTATATTTTTTTAAAACACGCAACACTTCTCCATAACCATCACAAGTCTTACATTCTTTTTCGTTCTCGTCTTCTCCAAGGCCATCACAGCTTGGACATACATCATAGTCCCTTTCAAGCTCTAAATCATCAATTAAATCAATAATGAGATTTATCTTGTTTTCGTCGTGGGACATGTATAAATTTCCTTAGTTTTTTAACATGTACTCAAAACATGTTAACAAATGCCCTATATTCTATACATAACGTTATTATTCAACCAATTAGTTGATAAAATTTTAGGATAGCTCTAACGATCAAGGTGCCCACAAACACGGTGGCGCCTAGTATTGTCAGCACAGCCAATTCTATTTGGTAGTGATTCAAATCACTCCAAGGTGTGCGGCGTTGGATGCGACCTTGGATCGTCTCCAGTGTAAATGCCCAAAAGCCCACCGTGGCGCAGATCGCGCTGATGACTAAAATCCAATTGATATAAATCATAATTTATTAAGTAGTAGCATCCAACATTTCAGGACACACGGTTGCTGTGGAGTAACGACCAAATTTATCGTGGTACGTCACGGCAGTTACTGTTCTGTCTGCAATCCACCCGCCTCGTGCTGCGTAAGCGTCACGCGCTGCCAGTGTTGGGTGCTGGATTACATGCACGCCAGAGTGTTCTTTTTCTTCAACATGATGCCGGTGACCGCAATGGACGTAGCGTTTTGTTGTTGCTCCCCACACTGTTGGAAATTGCGCAGCAAACAACAATGGCAGTTCTGATGGCTTGCGAAGATGACCATGATGCCAGCCAATCATAGTCAATCCGTGTTGATAAACGTAATACGGCAGCGGAGAATCAATTATCTCAACTCTTGGCTCTTGCTCATACAAAGCGCCAAACATCGCACGTAGCCAAACCGATGAAGCGGTATCGTGGTTGCCTTCCGCTAACAAAACTACAACCTTATTGTGTTTTTGCAACGCTAGTCCAACGACTGCCCGAAGCACTCGGACGGCAACTGCAACCACCTTTGAGAATCTACCATCCGCATCAAGGATATGACCACTTGCCGGTGTCATTGGAAGCATAGAGTCCTGATGCAAAAAATCACCCAACTGCGCTACTACGCATTTATCGGCTGCTGGTGATGCTTGAATCATTCTCTTAAAACATCCAACAAGGGTAGCTTCAGCAATCTTTAAATCCCAATCAGCACCCCCTTCGCGATGCCAACACAGCGCGCCGACATGTGAATCAGTCAGTGTATAAACATTGCATAGACTAAATTCTGTAGGCCCGTTAAACAGTGCTGGCTCTGTGCGCGGAACATCATCCATAAGGCTAGCGATGATTTCGCGGATGATTTTTTCCCGCTCCGCGTCATCGGTCTTGGACTTAACCCATTGCAGCACCGGCTCAGGTTCTCCCCTGCGATAAAGGGTGCTAGCGCCACTTAACCTTTGCCCTGGTGCAACAGGACGGATCAGGTCATGGTCTGGGCTGTAACCGGCAAGCGCCGCATTACGTTGAATTAACTTAAATGTTTGATTAACGTTATTTTTTGTGCAGTTAAGCGCCCTTGCTGCTGCGCGCTGACTGCCGTGTTTTTGGATAGCCTCTAATACCTCCAGTTGCCTTACGGTGCAAAACTCATACAGCTTTTGGTCTATGTCGGCCATTTTAATTTCCCGCCTTAAATTGACCACATATGCGTTCTTCCTGATCAACTTGCGGCCAGAACGTCATGCAGTAAGGCTCAAAATTCTCGTCGGTCAACATTTGAACCTGCGGGGCATTTGCTTTGCATAGCCCCCAATCTGCTTCCTCTCGTTGAAAATATGCGCAGTCTGCGCAGCTTGGTTTCATAAAACGGACCATTTGCGCAGCACTAATTTTCATAACTAACCTTTTTTGAAAACTGTGTTAATTCACCTGTTTGCAAAATTTCAACGCAAACTTTTGTACTATATCATCCTTTTAGAAGTTGCAAGATTTATTTTTGGACAGTTATAAATAGTTGTCCCCGGTGGTGGGCGCCGTAGTGGCGGTGATGCCGGATAGCGGGATGCCGGCATGGTCGTGGTTTTGCTGGTCCCACTGCGGCGCTTTGCAGCGAAGGCAGTTGTCGGGGTCGGTGCACCAGTCGCGCAGCTTCAGGGGTGCAGGCGTGCCGCTGTTGTGCAGGCGCCAGTCGTTGGTCGCATGCTCATGCGGGCAAAGTGATTGTTTGGCGGCTTGCTTTTCTGCCCACCATTCGGCAAGTGTTGCGTGCTTTGAAATTGGCGCATCGTATAAAGGACGATCTGTCTCAGCAAGGGCATCAAGCGCAGCCTGGGCATACGCACGCATCTGGTCAGCAGTATATAAACCACGGCCATAATCTTGGGGCGGCGGCAAGGGTGGAAGTGTGTTATCCAATTGCAATTCAATGTCGTGGTTCATGAGTTCTTTTCCTTTAATTTATCCCGCTTTGGAAGTGGTGCCCATGCTAAACACCCAACACCCCAAGACCCAACAATACAAACACCGCCGTTAGTCAAGATTAGGCACTTAGCATTTATAGGTGGAAGCTCATCCCCTGCTTTGGGATAGCGCCAGACTGCTTTCCCGGCAATGTATTCTTTCATTTGAACTAACCAATGTTTAAAACAACATCTTCCCACTGCGCCCGCATCCGCTCAAGAACATCATCCGGCACGCCATGACAGTTCTTCCAAGTGCCTTTGGCCTCAATCACACGCACAGGCACACCAGCAGCTTGGGCAGCAGCAAAGTAAGGGTCAAGCTCCCATCGCCTCACAAACGTGTTTGACACAACGCAGGGGGCCTTGCGAGACAGGCTGTCTTTCGTGCGGTCAAGACACCATGCATGCGCCTTAGACAGCTTCGCGTGGTCAAACATGTAAACGCCATCACGCTCAAAATACTGGTCTGCTTCGTGATGCTCATAGCCCATCGCTTTAGCCATCGTTGTCTTCCCACTGCCAGGAAGACCTCGGATCAAAACAAGTTCCATTGTTCTACTCCTTTTTTCCAACAATCCCGTGAGCGCACTCAACATCACGGACGAAGGACACTATTTCACTCCAATGCTCCTGAAATCTGCGTTGGGTGTTACCTTTATATAAACGTGCGAGGTTGCGCAATTCCTCACCACTAAGCGGTTGTTTGCCCGCTTTCAGTCTTTCAATTTCTAAAATAGCATCTTCAACGACTCCGCGCCATTCGTCAAGCGGATCAAGTTGACCCCACATCATTGTCAACTTTTCAATAATTGTCATTGCTTTCTCTCCACGCTTTCAATGATGGACTGAATTTCAACAGTCATTGCAATGCTTCTAATCTTTGATGGATTTGTCTTAGCCATCAGCCTAAGAGAGATTGCTATAAATGTTTCAACAGTAGCCCAAGCATCCTCAACCTCTTCCATTTGAGGCGCCAAAGCCTGCCGTAAAATGCCCAGGTCTTTGACAATATCCGAAGCAATGTCTGTAATGTTTGTCCTGGGCATTTAATTACCTTTTATTAAAAAGGAACTTGGTCGTCAGTTTTATTATTCTGAGCATTAAGCCAAGCAAGTAGACCTTTTTTACCAGGAGAAATTGTTACTTCCACAATCTTTGCGTTAATATTTGCATCAGCAATCGCCTTGTCTTTCACAAAAGCTTTTGCTTGTTTAACGCTAGATAGCCAATGCGTTTCAGTTGCGGAGTGGTTTTCAATAATAACTTGACAGAGCTTCATTTTAGTTTCTTGATTAAGGTTGAGAAATGTTATTTTTTGTTTCAGTGATATTCACTGCGCAGTAAATAACAAGCTGCGTTACCGTTCGCGGGTGCGTCCTAAATCAAACACACTAGCTACTCGACCTTTAAGGTTATTGCGATAGTGAAGCGAATTCTGCGCCCGCGTTGCTTTAACCTTTTTGGCGTTAGGCTTATCCCCCACAGCGTATGAGGCGCGAGGATATTTGCGACCGCCAGTCTCGTTGTCTAATTGATAATGAGAAATGTAAATCCGTTTGGGTGCTGTTTTTTGTTTGCGGTTTAATCTTGACAAAACAGAAGAAACTATATTCCTTGACATGCCTAGCGCATGAACAAGCTCTGCTCTGGTCATTGGACCATCTTCTTCCAGAATATTTAAAATACTTACAATAACAGGACTAGGGCGCATAGCTTATCCTTTTGCGCCTGCAGTATACGCATCACACAAACGTTGCTTATAACCCTTGCCTTCAGGGTCGTATTTTGAGTACCATTTTTCAAACTCTCCCTGGGACAATGCTTTATCTAGCTTGCTAATTACTTCGATGCTAGCACTGTAATATCCATCAGGGATCGGCATGTCAGCTAAAAGATCGCGTGCCGCTTGCAGAGCTTCAATAAAATCAAACTCTTTGTATAATTGATTCATTATGTGTGCCTAATAATTTTAATCCCAGCGTCTGCAATAAACTTACTGCAGATATGGCATGGGGCTGCGTGCATCGGTTTGCCTGCTGTGTTATATCGAGAGACAAAGATGGAATGAGCTTTTGTCCAATCCACCTTAATCAGCGCAGCAATCTCAGCATGTAAATACAGCTTGTATGGCTCGCCTGCTTCACGCGCAGCTTTAGCCATCAATGGGTGCGTCTTGATGTATGAATTCTGCGCAGTAGCAATTGGCCTACCACGCTTGTCATACACCACCGCCGTGATTACATGCTTCACCCGTTCAGCTTTTCTTTCAAAGCATAACCCATGAGCGGCCACACTTTATTAACTGCATTGGCGCGGGCAATCTTCCTACCAATCTCTGCGTCAAAGTTTTCAGGGCTGGCACAAGCAGATTCACCAGTAACAGTAAATCCATTACGAAGAATCAACACACAGAACGTCAACAACTCAAGAGATACCAAGTCATCATCGTTAGCTTTTGGCACTTCTCTACCAACATAGCTACCATTAGAAATGGCACCGTGCCTGCCATCATATGCAGTGAAATAATGCTCGCTGACAATGTTTTGTTCAAGCGCTTCAGGAGTGATGCGGGGCGCAGTCAAACCTTTAGCTTTAATTTCTTGTTCAATACCTTGGTCACAAGAGCGAGGGCTGTTTACATTAAACATGATTTATCCTTTTGGGTAAGTGCTGTTGATTGCGGCTTGCTTGTTTTCCATGATTGCAAGTGACGCATTTAAAAGACGAGCTTCGGCGGCTACAAGCAAACAAATCTCGCCCGCCTCTTTGTAGTTGCTCTTTAAGCAAAGATCGTGGATTTGACGCATGAGTTTTTCAATCTGCATCATTGGCATTGCGTAGTCAACAATATCGTTCATATTTTATTTGTATGCGTAGACCATCAGGCCAATCAAGCTGTAAATAGCCAAGTACGTTACGACCCTGACGATCCACCTGTTTGACGATCTTTTGTAATGCGTGATTGCATTTCCGTAAGACGCTGTTTTAGGGAACGCTTCGTCCAATGTTCTTGGGTATCTGCGGACGGTTGGGCTGTTGTCGGTTGCTCCAGCGTTGAGAACCGATGTTGATTGAAGCATTTATATCTCCTGTAAGTTACAAAATCACCGCGCTGTCTGGTGGCTAAAACAGACGCAGCATTACCGCAGGCAGGGCATTTCAATATTTAGCCCAGTAAAAATAACAAGCGCAGATAAAAAGATAATAACGATCTGCAAAATAACCAGCCACCAATTTACTGGGTGTTTAGCAACCTCTTGGTTCATGTGTTCTCCGTTGCGCAAGTTCCGTCGGAATTGTAGAGACAAGCATAGACTGCACTGGAATCTACTAACGGCAGTTCAAACACCTGATAGAACCGCCGCGCCTCATCAGGGCTGACAAAAAAGAACATGCCACCGCTCACCAAACCACTCATCACATCGTAGAACTTACTGGATTTGTCGCCGTAGATGTTCCGCATACTATCTTGTATGCACCGCCAAATCTCATTATCTTCAGGTGTGACGTATTCCAAGCCATTGCCGACACAGACTGCATGCATACTCGCTGCTTTGACTGCAAGACTGTTGATTTCATGCCAGTTATAGTATTTTATGGCACCAATTGCTTGGTGTTCAGCAACCTCTTGATTCATGTTTAAACTCCTTCCTCAAAAGCAATCAGCATATCAATCACATGCCTTGCTTTTAAAAGATCATTGGTCCCGCCTTTATCCCTAAACCTTGTTACATACTTAATAATAGTATGCTGGCAAGGGTCTAGTTTATTTGCCATGCTGTATTCCATTGGCTGAATCTTTAGCTTGCTGTAATGATCGCCGCCAACTTGAGTATTTAGTGGGTCCATTTCGTCACTCATTTGCAAATCCTCTCAAGCCTTGCAACTCGCTCTTCAAGCTCTTGAATCAATTCAAAAATAGCATTGCGGTCAAGAATTTTCTTTGGGGACTTTGGTTCAATCCCCAGTGCGTTGCGCCGAGTCTTTACATGGTCGTTGTTTACAGGAAACTTGAGTTTATCTGTGGCGTACTCCGCAAATTCACCATCGTTAAGGTTGGAGCTTACAAACTCATCCTTAACGAGGACCATCAACTGATAAGACTGTGTAATGTCAAGTCTTGCTGCATTCATTTTTAACTCCTAAGTTTTG